TTCGGCTGCTCGAACTTCCGCGCAGGCTGGGGCTCGCAGGGCGCTTCCTAAATCCCGGGGGTGGGGCTTCGGCCCCACCCTTAGCTATGGAGAAACATCATGACTCATTTCTCTGACGGCGTTCGGGCAGGCAGGAACTTCGCCAACAACGGCACCGCTAGTGAACCCGGCGTCTTCATGTCGCCGATCAATGTTTACAACGCGGTTCCGGCAGTGCTGGATGCCGATGGCATTTGCGCTCAGCAGACCCTTGGGGCCGCTGGCGACGCTTTGCTGAATGGCGCTCTGGCGTCGGGCGGCACCGTCACTCTCGACGTTCCGCGCAATGTCATCATTGACGCTGCCGGCGCGGCCACGGCGGTTCTGACCGTAACCGGCACCGACGCCTATGGTGTTCCGATGTCGGAAGCGATCACCCTGAACGGCACCACCGCCGTTGCCGGCAAGAAGGCATTCAAGACCATCACTCGCATCGCAGCTTCGGCTGCGGCCACCGATTTTTTCGTTGGCACGGGCGATGTCTTTGGCCTTCCGATCCGCGCGAACAGCCGTAACTACGTGCTGACCGCTTGGAACGGCGCGTTCGTGACCACTGGCACGTTCGTGGCTGCTGACGCTACCACCGCAACCACCACCACTGGCGATGTTCGCGGAACCTACGCGGTTCCCGATGCTGCCGATGGTACGAAGCGCCTGACGGCTTGGGTGTTCGTCCTCGATGACGATACTCAGACCGGCCTTTACGGCGTAACGCAGGCTTGATGTTTGGGGCGGCTTCGGTCGCCCCATTCACTTGGAGGATTTATGCGCGCCAAGAAGGACTTTCAGTTCAAGGCCAAGCATAAGAATCCGAAGGGCGGCCTCAGCGAGGCTGGTCGGAAGGCTTATAATTCGGCCACTGGCGGCAATCTAAAGCGCCCGCAGCCTGAGGGTGGCAAGCGCCGAGACAGCTTCTGCGCTCGCTCAGCCGGCCAGATGAAGATGTTTCCGAAGGCTGCCAAGGATCCGAATTCTCGGTTGCGACTAGCCCGCAAGGCGTGGAACTGTTAATGACGGACCACGCACTGCAACCAGATTTTATCTGCGCCCAAGGGGTTTGAGAGATGAGGCCGATTGTACAAACCATTTCAGATGCGAGCGGCGGCGCCGTCACCGGCAACACGCTCCCGCTGGATCACTTCATATCGCCGTTCAACACCTCCCTTAGCGTGACTGTCACTGGCACGGTGAACTACACCGTGCAGTACACGTTCGATCGGGTCCAAGCCGCGGACTGGACTCCGGCGACTGGGAACTGGGTTGATCACCCTAATCTCACGACTCAGACCACGACCAAGGATTCGAACCTTGCCTATCCGGCTATGGCCGTCCGCATCGTTCTGAACTCCGGCGCGGGCTCAGTTCGATTCACCGTGATACAGGCTGGCCTGACCTAAGGAGGGCGCAAATGATTGCGACAAACATTGATGGCTCCGTTCCCGGAGCAAACCCGCTGATGGACTTGCTGGCCCTTGTTGCGAACCCGGACGCCTATGCCGCCAAGGTGAAGGGGCTTGAGGACGCCACGGCGCGCTACAATGAGGCTATTGCCCTCGCCGGCCCCGCCAGCGAGATCGTCGCCCTGCGCGCTCAGATCGGCGAAGATCGCGCCGCTGCCAAGGAGGCGCTGGCTGAGGCGAAAAAGAAGGCGGCCGCCACGATCGCGGATGCTGAGGCGAAGGCTGCTCAGACGGTAAGGGCCGCTCAGGATAAGGCCGCTGGAATCGCCGCTGAGGCTGAGGCTCATTTGAAGTCTGCCAAGGTCGCTGAAGCCTTCGCCATCAATGCCGCCAACGTCGCCAATGCGCGCGAGGCTGAAGCTGACAAGAAGTCCGCAGCCGCCGATAATCTAGCCGAAAACCTGAGGGTCGCCGTGGCGAACGCAAAGGCTGAACAGGCCGAAGCCGTCGCGCTGAAGAGCAAGATCATCGCGCAGCATGAGGCGTTCATCGAAAGCCTTGTCTAATGACCATTGCGCCTAATGCCGGCATTATCGACTTCGGCACGTTTATCGCGCCGGAGCCCGGAAAGGATGGCATTCAGGGTCAGGTCCCCGCGCCGCTTGCCGGGCAAGGCGCTTATGTCCTGACTGCGAGTGGTTGGGCGGCAGTAGGCGGTGGCACTGGCACGGTCTCGTCTGTCGACGCCAGCGGCGGAACGACCGGCCTCACGTTCAGCGGCGGCCCTATCACCACATCCGGGACGTTGACGCTCGCTGGAACGCTGAGCGCATCGAACGGGGGTACCGGCCAGACTACATACACCGATGGCCAACTGCTGATTGGCACGACTGCGGGCGGCTTGGCTAAGTCGACATTGACGGCCGGCACCGGGGTGAGCATCGCCAACGCCAGCGGTGGGATCACTATTACGAACAGCGCGCCTGACCAGACTGTGTCGATCGCTGCTGGCACGGGCATCAACGTGTCCGGCGCCTATCCATCTTTCACCATTACGAACAGCGCTCCTGACCAGACCGTCACACTGACGGCTGGTTCAGGTATCAGCATCACCGGGCTGTATCCAAGTTTCACTATAGCCGCCACCGGCGGTGGGACTGGCACCGTAACGTCCGTCGACGTGTCAGGCGGGACAACCGGGCTCACGTTTAGTGGTGGCCCTGTAACGACTAGCGGTACGATTACGGCAGGCGGTACGCTCGCTGTCGCTAATGGCGGCACCGGGGCAACGACGGCGTCCACTGCTCGTGCCAATCTTGGCGCGACGACTGTTGGCGGGAATCTGTTCACGCTGACCAACCCCAGCGCGATCACGTTTCCTCGCTTTAACGCTGACAACACGGTGAGCGCGCTGGATGCCGCGACATTCCGAACCGCTATTGGGGCTGGTACGGGTAGCGGCACCGTCACGTCCGTCGATGGCTCTGGCGGCACGACTGGCCTGACGCTGACGGGCGGCCCGATTACCACCAGCGGCACGCTGACCATCGGTGGCACCCTCGGCGTAGCCAACGGCGGCACCGGCGCGACTACCCTGACCGGCGTCGTCATCGGCAACGGAACCTCTGCCTTCACGGTGAAGACCAACCCGTCAGGCGCCTTCGTTGGCACCACCGACACGCAGACGATCACCGCCAAGACGTTTGGCAACTACACTGAGACGGTATTTGCCGTCACCGACGGCGGGACGGTCAATCTCGACCCCAATAATGGGCCCATCCAAACTTGGACGTTAGGCGCAAGCCGCACGCCGGGGCAGGTGAACTGGGCCGCCGGGCAGTCGATTACGCTCATGGTGGACGACGGCAGCGCATTTGCAATCACATGGACGACGCTGGCCGTGGTGTGGAAAACGGACAGTGGCAGCGCGCCGACACTGCAAACGACCGGCTTTACCGTCATCGTTCTTTGGAAAGTTGGCACAACCATTTACGGCGCTCGGGTGGGTAACGCCTGATGCTGGCTACGTTTGTTAAAGCGGCCAAGGTGGCAGCGACTAGCACGCAGCAGTTCATTGCTGTGGCGCATTTGAACACGCCTTTTGTGACTGCATATCCTTGGAGCGTCAGCGGCTTCGGGACGAAGTTTACCGATCCGGGGACGTTGCCAACAGGGACTGGCAGAAGCGTAGCGTTTACAGCGGCAGGGGATGCAATCGCAGTGGGGCACACCACGACGCCTTTCGTGACTGCATATCCATGGTCAAGTTCCGGTTTCGGAACAAAGTTCACCAATCCGGGGACATTGCCAGCCGGCACCGGCTTTGGCGTTGCTTTCACAGCAGCAGGCAATGCCATTGCGGTGGCACACGTCTCGACACCATTCATCACCGCCTATCCTTGGTCAGGTTCTGGCTTCGGGACGAAGTTTACCAATCCGGGGACTTTGCCGGCGCTTACTGGTAACAGTGTAGCGTTTACAGCAGCGGGAAATGCCATTGCGGTGGCGCATAACACCACCCCGTTTGTGACTGCCTACCCTTGGTCAGGTTCCGGCTTCGGGACGAAGTTCACCAATCCGGCCACGTTGCCTACTGGCACCGGCTTTGGCGTAGCGTTTACGCCATCCGGTGACGCCATTGCTGTGGCGCATCTTACCACCCCCTTCATCACGGCTTACCCATGGAGCGGGAGCGGGTTTGGCACAAAGTTCACCAATCCGGGGACGTTGCCGGCGTCCACGGCTACAGGCGTCGCGTTCACACCATCCGGTGACGCCATCGCCGTATCGCACGCCTCTTCACCTAGAATTAGCGTTTACCCGTGGAGCGTCAGCGGCTTTGGGACGAAGTTTGCCAACCCGGCAACGCTGCCAGCCAGCGACGGTCAGGGGGTGGCATTTTCTCCGTCTGGCGATGCTGTTGCTATGGCCAACTTTTCAACGCCTTTTGTCACGGCTTATGCATGGAGCGGGAGCGGGTTTGGCACAAGATTTGCTAATCCGGCTACGTTGCCAGCAGGCCAAGGCACCAGCGTAGCCTTCGGAGCAATTTGACATGACCAACCGCATCGACATCCTGATTGCCGCCCTTGAGCATCGCAATGCTGAAGTGCTGCACCACCAGATCAACATCGACAACTACACCCTCGCGCTGGTGGAAATTGCTGAAAAGCATCCTGACTGCCCGCATATGGCCGAGTTTGCCGAGCGGCTGCGGCACCTGCTAGAGACCAGTGTCATTGAGCAGCGCAAGGAAATCATCATGCGCGATGTCATCGCGCGGCAAGTGGAGGCCGGCTGATGTTCTACATCCTGACACCGCCGGGCGAGGCGGAGGTTTACCCCTACACGCTGACCGACCTGAAGCGCGACAACCGAGAAGTGTCGTTTCCCAGCGACATGACCAATGTTGATACCTCCGACTGGTATTGCTACCCAGTGCAGGACACGACACCGCCTGAAGCACCCGGTATGGTTGCTGTGCGCATCATGCCAGTGCAGATCGACGGCGTTTGGTATGAGCAGTGGGAGCTTGAGCCGTATACGCAAGAGCAGATCGACGCGCAGTGGGACGCGGTGCGCGCCGAGCGTAATGAGAAGCTGGCCGAGTGTGACTGGACACAGCTTCCTGATGCGCCGGTTGATAGAGCGGCTTGGGCTACGTATCGACAGGAACTGCGCGATATAACGCTGCAGCCCGATCCGTTTAACATTGTCTGGCCTACGCCACCGTAAGGCTACGCCTCCGGGTTTGATGTGATGGAAATGAAAGTGTATAAGGTGAGGGCAAACTAGAAAGAGGTGGCAGCATGATCACTCGCGCCTATCAAAACGCCAAGGGTGAACGTCAGGAAGTGACACTGAGCCCCGCTGTGTGGGAAGCTCTCACTGAAGACCAGCTTCAGGAAATGCTGGGCTTCAAGGAGAAGCCGCCGGTGGCGCCGGTCGCCGCTCGCGTTGTGGCCAAGCCGAAAGCCAAGGGCCGGTAATGCGCGGGCGCAAGCAGTCTCGGGTGAATGAGGCGGGGAACTACACCAAGCCCGGTCTTCGCGAGCGCCTGTTCAATAGCATCAAGGGTCGCGCGACTCACGGAACCAAGGCGGGACAGTGGTCCGCGCGCAAGGCGCAGCTTTTGGCCAAGGAGTACAAAGCCAAAGGCGGTGGCTATGCCGATTAGAAAGCCTCAGCAGTCCCTCAAGAATTGGGGCGATCAGGAGTGGACAACTAAATCCGGCAAGCCGTCGAGCAAGACCGGTGAGCGGTATCTGCCAGCGGCGGCGATTAAGGCGCTGACGCCGGGTGAATATGCTGCTACTACGAAAGCCAAGCGCGAAGGCAAGAAGGCCGGGAAGCAGTTTGTCGCCCAGCCAAAGGCCATCGCTAAGAAGGCGGCAAAGTTCAGATGACCACTTCGGGCACATACACGTTCGGCGACACCGAACAGATTGATGTCATCACGGAAGCCTATGAGCGCGTGGGTCGTAACCCGTCGTCGCTGTCTTCCAACGACATCGACAGTGCCCGCCGTTCGATCAACTACATGTTCTCCGACTGGGCCAATAACGGACCCAACCTCTGGGCTGTGGACCTCCAGTCGATCACGCTCTTGCCGGGTGTCCTGTACTACGATCTGGAGCCGCGGACGGTGTCGCTACTGCAGGTCTACACGCGCACCCTTTCCGGGGGCCAGAACCTCGACCTCATGATGTCGCCGATCAGCCGGGCTGAGTACGACGCCATCCCGTACAAGGCGCAGCTTGGCCAGCGCCCGTTCCAGTATTATTTCCAGCGCACCATCACGCCGCGGATCTACATCTGGCAGGCGCCGGAAAGCGCGGGCGTGACGCTGTTCTATCACCGCATGAAGGTGCAGGAAGACGCGGGCTCGTTCACGAACAGCCTCGACGCGCCGAACCGCTGGATGGAAGCGATCGCCGCCGGGCTCGCGGCCAAGCTCGCTGTGAAGTTCGCCCCTGAGCGTCTGCAGTTTCTGCAGGATCTCGCTGATGGCGCCTACGCTCGCGCGGCCGCGGAGGATCGCGAGCGCGTTCCGCTTCGTATCACCATTGATCCGACCGGAGGCTACTGATGCAGTACGCATATGGACGCGGAAAGAAGCATCGAACCGGGCCTGAGTTCGACGCAAAGAATCCGAGAGCTATCGCGATATGCGATGGCTGCGGGTTCCTTGTGCAGCACACGCATCTCCGGGAAAAGAAGGACTACCGTGGCGGCTCGACCCCGGTGGGCCTGAAACTCTATGTCTGCGCCTCGTGCGATGACGTTCCTCAGCCCTACTACAGCCGCCTGCTTCTGCGTCCCGATCCTGTTCCTGTGCGGAACCCACGCCCTGACTCTCAGGACGCGCAGACGGACGCTCAGGAGGTCGCTGCTAACGCCTTCTCGCTCTACCTGAACCAGCTATACGGATTGGCATAATGGCTAACGTAAAGATTCCTGACCTTACAGCAGCCTCTACCCCGCTTGCAGGGACCGAACTGCTGGAGATCGTCCAGAGCAGCTTCAGCCGCAAGGTGGCCGCTTCCGACATCGCAGCTTCGGCGACGAACGTGAGAACGGTCGCGACCGGCGGCACTGGGGCGGCGACGCTCACGGGCTTCGTCAAGGGTAACGGCACGTCGGCGATGACGGCGTCGGCGACTGTTTCGCTGACGACTGAAGTGACTGGCACGCTGCCAGTCGCCAACGGCGGCACTGGGGCGGCGACGCTTACGGGCTACGTTAAGGGTAGCGGCACGTCTGCGATGACGGCGTCGGCGACTGTGCCATTCGCGGACATATCTGGTCGCGCATTTGCGGAGCCACTGAGTCTTCAGGATCAGACTGGGAACGTGTCCGCCGCTACCGCAGTGACGTTCAATACCGACCTCACCGGAACCGGTGTCAGCGTCGTCGCCAGCACGCAGATTACGTTTGCCGTAGCTGGCACGTACATGCTCACGCCATCGATCCAGTTTGCAAACTCCGCTGCGGCCGATCATGACGTCACCGTATGGTTCCGTAAAAACGGCACGAATATCGCAAACTCTGCCACGATTCTCACGGTGCCAAAGGTTGGCGACGGTGGCTCGGCGGTTCTCAGCATCAGCTTTTTCGACACAGTAACGGCTGGTCAGTACATTGAAGTCATGTGGCTTCCTGAAAACATTGCGGTCACGGTTGAGACCGCTGCCGCCGGCGCGATCGCTCCAGCCATCCCCTCCATCATCTGCCCAGTCTTCCGGATCGCCTGATGATCGAGGAACTCATCTCCCGCGTGTTCTACGCACGCAACCTGACTCATTTCGAACACTGGCGCGCGAAGGGCGAAGGTAGCTTCGCCAAGCACATGGCGCTGGGCGAGTTCTATGATGGCGTGATCGACACGATCGACCCGCTCGTCGAGGCATATCAGGGGGCATTCTCTTTGATCGGCTCAATTCCGACGCCGAAGCAGACCCCCAGTGACAGCCTGAAGTGCCTTGAGGCCGATGCGAAGTGGATCGAAGAGAATCATGAGGCGATTTGCAAGGGCAACCGCGCCGTCGGGAACCTCATTGATACGTTGACCGCGGTCTATCTCGCGGCGATCTATAAGCTGCGAAACCTTAAGTAACGGAATTGTTTATGGCCGAGATCGACGAGACAAAGGCTCGCCTTCAAACCCACGAAGAAGTCTGTGCGTTACGCTATGAGGGCCTATGCGCGCGACTGAAACGCCTTGAGGGCGTGGGTATTGCGGTCGCCGGATTCATCATCGCCATGCTCCTGACGATCATCCTGAAAGTCGGTTGATGTCTATCGTTCTTGGCCCTCGCTCGCTGTCCCGTTTGCAAGACGTGCATCCGGATCTGGTGCGCGTCGTCCATCGTGCGGCGGCCATGTCAGACTTGGACTTCGCTGTGCTGGAAGGCCGGCGCAGTCTGGCTCGGCAGCAGACGCTGATGGCGAACGGGGCCACGCGCACACTGAACTCGCGGCATCTGACTGGTCATGCCGTTGATCTGGCGCCCATGCTGGGCAACACCGTATCTTGGGACTGGCCGCTCTATCACCGGCTGGCCAAGATCGTGAAGGCCGCCGCGGCGGTCGAAAACGTCCCTATCACTTGGGGCGGCGACTGGAGAACTTTCAAGGATGGTCCGCATTGGGAACTGCCTTGGAAGCAATATCCGAAAGGAAAATGACCATGCCCATCGTTCACTTCGCTCTGGCTCGGCTTAAGGAGCCATCGACCTACGCCGGCCTGTCGGGCCTCGCAATGGCGTTCGGCATTTCCAACGACCTCTACGCCGCCGCATCATCTGCGGTTGCGGCCATCGCTGGCCTTATCGCCGTTGTCTTGGCTGAAAAAGCCAAGTGATTCGCTTCCTGTCGTCCCTGCTGGCTCTGATCGAACGGGCATTTGCTTATTTTGACCGCGAGAAACTGAAACAGCAGGGGCGGCAAGAGGCCATAAAGGAGGCGGAAGATGCCGTGCAGCGTCAGATTGAGATGGGTGAGGCGGCTGTCGCTGTGCCTGACCCTGACCGTGATGAGCGGCTGCGCAACCGTTTCGACCGCGCCCGTCAATAGTTACTGCGCGATCGCCCGGCCGATCACCTACGATAGCGTCAAGGATACGCGAGAGACGGTAGCGTCGATCGAGATCCACAACAGCAAGTGGGTATGCCTATGCGAATCAGAATGCCCCGCTGGCGTAGCGCCCTGAAAGTGGTATAAGGTTCGCATCATGGCCACAGCGATGACCTACAGCAGCTTGCTCAACGACCTCCGGAACTATCTGGAGCGCGGGGCTACGCTCGCTACGGACCCCTCTGTCTACCTCCAGCTTCCCAGCCTCATCGGCCTCGCTGAGCGCCGCCTCGCCCGCGAACTCAAGGTTCAGGGCACCGTCAACGTCGTGTCATCGACCATGACGCAGGGAGAGGCCACCTATCCCAAGCCCGATCGCTGGCGCGAAACTGTCAGCATCCGGGTCGGCACGGGCGCTGGCTACAACACCACGCAGGAGATTTTCCCGCGGGCATATGAATATATGCGTCAGTACTGGCCGAACCAAACGCTGACCGGGACGCCGCGTTTTTACGCTGATTACGACTATTCACATTGGTTTTTTGCGCCAACTCCGAGTGACGATTTCCCGTATGAAATCATCTACTACGAACTGCCGCCCCTCCTCGGCGACGACGTGCAAACGAACTGGTTCACTGAATACGCGCCAAATTCGCTGCTCTATGCGTCGCTTCTGGAGGCCGCCCCGTTCCTCAAGAACGAAGAGATCATCCCGATCTGGCAAGGATTCTACGATCGATCCATCGCCGCGCTGAACGGCGAAGACATCCGCCAGATTGCTGATCGCGGCATCGTCCGCAGGGAGGACTAATGTACAGGGTGTACAAAATTTCCTGCTCTGTGAATGGCAAGATTTATGTTGGCTACACAGGCAAGACCGCCGAAGAGCGTTTTAACGCGCACCTTCTTAATGCGCGCTGGCGTAAACGAACCGCGCTGTACGACGCGATAAGGACCTACGGAAACGACTCGTTTTCAGTTGAGCTTTTAGTTGAATGTGAAACCCACGCTCAAGCCTGCTCTGAGGAAATTAAATTTATAGCCGAGCTTAATTCTATGTTGCCCAATGGTTATAACATGACCAGTGGAGGGGATGGAGTTCCAGTTCCCATCGAAGTTCATAAAGAAGCTGGACGGAGAAAGCTCGGAGTTGTTACTGAAAAACAGCGCGCCTACTTCAACAGCAGAAGGGGAGTTAAACATTCTCCGGAGCATATTGCCAAGGTCGCCGCAAAGCACCTTGGCTCCAAGAGAAGCGAAGAAACTCGCCGCAAAATGTCGGAAACGCAAAAGGGAAGAATGAATTCCGAGGAAGCGCGGCAAAAAATGTCGAAAGCTATGAAGGGAAGACCTTGGACGCAAGCGCAAAGGGACGCTAGGATTAAATCTAAGCCGTCTCAGGAAGCGTCGCGGGTGGAGAGAGTGTCATGAGTCCGTCCTTTGTCAACACCTTCGGCGGCACGAACGTCTATTCCGCAAACGTCAGCTATCGCGCAGTCGCGCTGACTGCGAACGTGACCCTGACGTGGCCGACCGAACTGGCCACGGACACGAACGTCGTCGCCTCGATCATGGATGTCACCCCATCAGGGGCTGGCCTCACGATCCGCATGCCGGACGCCTCTCAGGCTTCGGTTGGCGAGACTGCGCTGTTCTTCAACGTCGGTGCGTCGTCGTTCACGGTCGCTGACAATGGCGGCAACACGATCCAGACGATTGCAACTGGCGAGGCGTGGCAGGTCTATCTCACCGGCAACGCGACCATAAACGGCACATGGCGCTCGATCGAGTACGGCGCGGGAACGTCGGCTCCATCCGCGAGCGCGCTTGCTGGCGCCGGCCTCAAGGCCATCACGACGACGTTGAATCAGGCGGCCCCGACGACGTTGCTCTCGACTGACTACACGCTTGCATCCTTGGACCGCGCTCGCGTCCTCGTTTGGAACGGCGGCGCTGGGACGTTCACGATGCCGTCGGCTGGCTCTGTTGGGAACGACTGGTTCTTCGACGCGCGCAACTCCGGATCCGGCGGCCTGACCATCGCACCGGCCGGGGGCGAACTCATCAACGGGCAGGCTTCTCTCACCTTCAACCCGGGTGACAGCGCGCGGATTCTGACCGACGGTGCGAATTTCTACACCATTGGCTACGGCCAGAGCGCGACGTTTGCATTCGACTACGTGTCGATCAGCCTGACCGGGCTGCCCAGCCCGTACACGCTGTCGGGAACAAACCTGAACCGCATCGCCTACCAGTTCAGCGGCATCCTCACCGCGAACATGCAGATCATCGTGCCGAACACGATTCAGCAGTACTGGGTGCGGAACGTCACGACCGGCGCCTACAGCCTGACGGTGAAGACCGCGGCCGGCACCGGTATTTCCGTTATCCAGAACGGCGCCGCGATCTTGTATTGTGACGGCACGAACGTCGTCGAGGCCGACACGAACAATCTGTCGACGCCGATCGGCATAGCTCAGGGCGGCACGGGCGCGACGACCGCGGGGAACGCCCTTATCAATCTGGGCGGCACGTCGCTCGGCATTGGGCTTTTCACGGCCATAAACCCTGCCACTGCTCGTGCCGCCATCGGCGCGGCTGGCGCGGGTGCTAATGCTGACATTACGTCTCTCTCAGCCCTGACGACGCCGCTGAGCGTAGCGCAGGGCGGGACTGGTCAGACGACCTTTACGAATGGTCAACTGCTTATCGGTAACACGACCGGTAACACGCTGGCGAAATCAACCCTCACCGCTGGCGCCGGCATCACGATTACAAACGGCACGGGCTCGATCACGATTGCCAACACCGGACCGGATGCCTTCCCGGGTGCCGGCATCGCCTATTCCACTGGAACTGCGTGGGGCACGTCTTATACGACGAATGGCACCGGAACGGTGCTTGCCCTGAGTGAGAGCCCCGCTTTCACCGGCACGCCAACCGCGCCGACTGCCACCTTAGGAACTAGCACAACGCAGCTGGCGACCACGGCCTTCGTGACCGCGACTTCTCTGTCTACAGCCCTTCCGGGCCAGACTGGTAACGCCGGGAAGTTCATTACCACCGATGGTACAAACCCAAGCTGGAGTTTTGTGCCGCTGGGTACTGGCGTGACTGGCACGCTGGCGATTGCCAACGGCGGCACTGGCGCGACAACGGCAGCGACGGCATTGGTCTCGCTTGGAGCCGCGGCAACGGCAAATATTCAGCAGTTTTCCATTGCAGGATCTTCTACTTGGACGAAGCCGTCGGGAGCTAAGCTCGTCTACATGATGGCCGTCCAAGGTGGTGGTGGCGGTGGAAGCGGGCGCAGGCGCGGCGCTGCCAACATTGCGACGACTGCCGCGTCCGGTGGCGGTGGTGGCGGAGGGGGCGGCGTTGACGAGGCGTGGTACGCCGCGACCGCTCTCCCGTCATCTCTTAGCGTTGTTGTTGGCAGTGGCGGCACTGGCGGGGTTGCGCAAACCGTTGATGCTACGAATGGCAATTCCGGCGGAACCGGTGGTTCTAGCTATGTTTGGAACGGCTCTAGTATTTATTATGCAAGCGCTTCTAGCACCAGCAACGGAGGCAGCGCGGGGACTACTAGCAGCGGCACGGGCGGCTCTACCGGTGCTGCAAAATATGAAGGCGTATATAATTTCGGGAACGCGTTTACCGCTGCTGGCGGCGACGGAGCCACGACGAACGGAAGCAGCGGTCGCCAATCGGCATCTCGCGGCGGCGGCGGTGGTGGGGGCGCAGGTTTTGCCGCGAACGTCACAACTGGTGCGAGCGGTGGCACCGGAGGCCAAGGCGGTGGCGTTGCCGGGACCGGCAGGGATAATACTGGCGGCGGAGGCGGCGGCGGCAATGCCAGCGGGGGAGCCGCGACTGCGGGCGGCGCGGCTACCGCTGTTACCGGAGGCGGTTCGGGCGGCGGCGGTGGCGGCGCCACTTCCACAGCCGGTGTAAACGGAGCAACTGGTGGGTTCCCCGGAGGGGGTGGTGGCGGCGGTGGCGCGGCTTCTGGTAGCTTTAATAGCGGGGCCGGAGGGAATGGCGGCGGCGGCTATGTAGTTGTCATTACATTCTTCTGAGGCATCGTCATGAAGCAGTTTCTCCTTAATCCTGACGGCAGCGTTCCACCCGGCGTCGACGTGTCTGTGCTGGAGGCTGAGGGCATCGTCATGGTGCTGCCAACCCCGCGCCACGATCCCGCGCCGGGGTACGGGCTTGTAGAGTCAGATCCTGTTTTTGATAACGGGGTATGGCGCCAAGTGTGGGTGGAGGTCGTTTTACCCCCGCCTCAGCCTGTCCCGGTTCCTGAACGCGTTGAGATGGCGCAGGCGCGTCTGGCCCTGTTCCAAGCTGGCCTACTGCCTCAGGTGGATACTGCCATCGACGCCATCCCGGATGCGGCGCAGCGCGAAACGGCGCGGATTGAGTGGGAGTATCGCTCGACTGTGCGCCGAGATAGCGAGCTTGTGGCTGGCCTTGGCGCGTCTCTCGGTCTGACCGACGAGCAGATCGACGACCTTTTCCGTCTCGCGGACACGCTATAAATGCCGGCTTAATCGGTCTGGGAAAATCGCTTCATGCTCGTACCCGTCAACGTCAGATCAGAGGCCGGCATCAAGCGCGACGGCACGAAGTTCGAAGGCAACTTCTATGTCGATGGGCAGTGGGTGCGGTTTCAGCGCGGGCTGCCGCGTAAGATCGGTGGATACCGCCAGATTAGCAATTACGCTGAGGGAGTCGTGCGGCAGTTTCACCTGCAGCAGACGAACAATTTTACCTACACGCACATGGGCTACGGCGCCGGCGTCCAGCGCATGACCATCGACACTCTGGGCAACACGAGTTCCGTGATCGATCGCACGCCAGCCGGCTATGTCGGCGGCAACGGTTTCATGTGGCAGTTTGATGCACTCTACGACGGCGCCGGCAGCGCGACCGCACTGATCGCTCACGCAGCGAATTCCGCTGACGACATTTCGACTGACAGCATTTACTCTGCCTACCTTGGTATCATCGACGGGACCGCGCCGCTGACGTCCATCCCCACGGCTGGCGTGTCTGGCGGCATCGCGGTGTTCCACCCCTACCTGTTCATGTTTTCGTCGAACGGCTACGTGAAGTGGTCCGACGCCAATGACCCGACGAACTTCGTGACCGGGGACGCGGGCGACGCCTTTATCTCCTCCTCGAAGATCGTCAAGGGCCTGCCTCTGCGCGGTGGTGGCCAGAACCCGGCCGGTCTGCTGTGGACGCTGGATAGCCTGATTCGGTGCTACTACACCGGCGGCATCGACATTTTCGCGTTCGACACGATCAGTTCGTCGTCGTCGATCATCGCAACGAACAGCGTGATTGAGTATGATGGGATCTACTTCTGGGTCGGCGACGGCCGCTTCATGATGTACAACGGCGTCGTTCGCGAAGTGCCTAACAACTTGAATATCAACTACTTTTTTGACGGTCTGAACCGGCCATACGCCAACAAGATTTTCGCCTACAAGGTCCCGCGGTTTGGCGAGATCTGGTGGTGCTATCCGCGTGGCGAGGCGACCGAATGCACGCATGCGGTGATCTATAACTTCCGCGAAAACACATGGTACGACACGCAGCTACCGAACTCCGGGCGCTCTGCCGGTATCTATTCGGGCTCCCTGAACGAGCCGATCCTCGCGGGCATCGACCCTATCAGCCCCGGTGTGCCTGACATCCGCATCGCGCAGAATAACGATGTCCGAATCACTGAGAGCAACCAGACTCGCGTGGTGAGCAACGGGCCGACGCGTTACAAAATCTGGCAGCACGAGTTCGGCGTGGACGAGATCGATGGCGCTCAGATCAACGCGGTCGAGAGCTTCTTCGAAACCGGCGACATCGCGCTGATCATCTCAGATCCGCCGAAGAATCGATCGATCCACGTCGAGATGATGGAGCCTGACTTCGTTCAGTCGGGCGACATGACCGTGCAGATCACGGGCCGTATCAACGCGCGGGCGCCTGAGGTCTCTGGGCCGCTGCGTTCATTCCCCGCGGTGGCGTCAGAGAAGTACGAGCAGCAGGTGTTCTTCAAGGAGCAGCGCCGCGAACTGCGCTTCCGCTTTGCGTCCAACACGGTGGGTGGAAATTATCAGATGGGGCAAATCGTTGTCCACATCGAAGCGGCTGACGGGCGGTATCAGAGTTAAGATGGCAAAGATCATCACCACCACCATCGACCCCCGCATCGTTGACAACGTGGTGGAGTGGGCTGACTTTATGTTCCCTTCCATCGAGGACTTCGGCGTGGCCATCCGGCTGATGGATGAAAGAGATTGGAAAAACTGGGCCTCTGGGTTATCAAGTATCGCGTCTCTCGCCGGTTTGGGTGTCCCGAACGCGTACCAGTTCGACGATTGGCGTGAGTGGGCCATGCGTTTCAATGATGTGATTAGTCAGGGATCCTAGTGTCATGGCTTACGGGTTCGAGGATCAAGAATATTATTACGATCCCGCGGGGCAGATGACTGTTGAGCCCGATAACGCGGCCAGCACCGTGTCTGGCATTGGGGCTCCGGCGGCGACAACGGCAATAGCTCAGCCGAACGCAGCCGCAACGCTGTCTCCGCAGGAGATGGCTGATCTTCAGGCTTCAGCGGCTCTTATGCAGGCTCGGGCGCAGGCCGGGGTTAATGTGCCCGGCGGGTTAATGGTGGGGCAAGCCGGCACGCTCAGCCCGCTGGATCCGCTGTATGGATACGCGCAGACGGCGCCAGTCCTGTCCTTGAAGGGCAACACGGAATACGAAAATCTTGATTTTCAGCCGCTGCCGGGAACGAACTACAGGCTTGTAATTGGCGGCGAGGTAATCGGGACGGCGTCTTCGCCTGCTGAGGTTGCTAAATTAGTTGATGCTGCGAATGAGATTTCCGCGCAGGGCGGCGCTGCAATCGATGTACGCCTGCAGAAGGAAGTGCAGGCCGCGACGCGCACGGGAGAACCGATCACGGCGTTTGAAGACGTGTACGCCAACAAAGAAAATAACATGGGGGCGCTTGAGACCCTTATACCGATTGCTCTTTCTGTCATGGGCGCCGGCGCTCTTGGCCCGTTGATTCAAGGTGGGGCGGTTGCGGGCAGCGCCTCCGCCCTCGGCGCCGGTCTTGGTTCTGCGGCCGGATCCCTTGCTGGCAACTTGGCGGTTGGCAGAAATATTGAACAATCTTTAATAAACGCGGGCATATCAGGTTTAACCACTGGCGTTTTGAAGGGCGTGATGCCGGATGCAGGCGGCGCCACCAATGTTGCGGGTCAAAATCTCGGAGCGACCGCGTCTAGTATCGCACCGGGCGCTGCCAACGTCGGTGCCGGCATTGGCGGCGACATTGCTTCCAGCGCTCTTGATGACGCCCTTATAACGGTGCTTGGTCCTAGGATAGCGGGTGCAGGCCTGAGTGCAAGTCTTGGCAGCATTGTTGGAAACCTCGCGGCCACGGGTATAGGCGATATTGGTCAGGATGTTATCAATCAGGCCGATATTAATCAAAAATCTGTAGATTATCTTAACAGCCTGAGGCCCGAAGACTTTGGCGGTCGCGCTGCATATAACGCGTTTATGAACGGATACCCTGAAGGGTATTTTCTTACAAATGCTGGGCAGCTTAGCAACGCCGCCGGGGACATTATCAAAGAGGGCTTAATTCCCGGAAGTCAGGCGGCTTTAGACTTCGCAGTGTCTTTGAAGGCTGGCGCCGCAGGTAGCGTTGCGGGTAGCGCGGCCTCAACCTTGGCTAACGCGGGGGCTGGCGCGGCCACCGGTGCTGTCGCCGGCATTGGGGGAGCGCTCGCCGGGTCTACTGTAAATACGGACACTGGTGGTGGCGACAACAGGCCACCGCCGCCTGTACCACCGACTGTAAACACAGGCACTGGTACTGTCTCCGGCATTGGGGGACCGCTCGCCGAGTCTACTGTAAACACAGACACTGGCGGCAGCGACACGACCGCGCCCGTCGTACCAATACAGACTCCAAGCACGGGCACCCAGCAGGGCGGCGGCGACACGACCACGCCCGTCGTGCCAATACAGACTCCAAGCACGGGCACCCAGCAGGGCGGCAGCGACACGACCGCGCCCGTCGTGCCAATACAGACTCCAAGCACGGGCACCCAGCAGGGCGGCAGCGACACGACCGCGCCCGTCGTGCCAATACAGACTCCAAGCACGGGCACCCAGCAGGGCGGCGGCGACACGACCACGCCCGTCGTGCCAATACAGACTCCAAGCACGGGCACCCAGCAGGGCGGCGGCGACACGACCACGCCCGTCGTACCAATACAGACTCCAAGCACGGGCACCCAGCAGGGCGGCGGCGACACGACCACGCCCGTCGTACCAATACAGACTCCAAGCACGGGCACCCCAACAAGGCGCACGGAAACCGTTGTTCTGCCGGTTCAAACGCCCTCGGCTAGAACTGATGTCACTGAACAGCGTCAACCGCTGAACATCCTGCCGCAGAGCGTGATCGATGCCGAGATTGTTAACCGAATCTTGGGTGACAGCCGAGCGGGCCCAACTACGAAGCAGAAAGTCCTATCCACGCTAAGAACGATTGCCGGTCTAAGCCCTCTGATTGGCTTGCTCGCTGACACTGTTGGCGGCGGGGGCGGTGGTGGTGGCACTGTGGACACCGGCACCGGCTACACCGTAGGGGGAATCGGCGGCGGTCGTGTGCGCAACTCCTATAACGACGATCCGTTCACCTACGGGCAGCGGAGCGGCGAGTTGAGTTTCTTCCGCAACCTGCCTGCCACCGGGACGACAACCGGAACTACGGCTGGCATCGGTGGGACAACTGGCGGCACGACCACGGCGGGCGGTGCTGGCACCGCAACGACTGGCACGACGACGGCTGGCACACCCGGTCCCGCCGCGACCGCTGCTGAAATTCAAGCTGCCTACCCCGGTTACACGAACATCCGTCAGGGTGCCGATGGCCGGTGGTTTGGCGAGCCTATCCCGGGCTACACGGCAAGCGGCGCACCAGCTACAGGCCTGCGCGTGACTGCGGGCGGCACGTTCAACCCAACGGTTGAAGACTATCGCGCGTTCAACTCAGACTTTGAGAGCATCGAGCAGAACGCTGCGGGACAATATGTCGGGTCGCGGACAGTTGACGTCCCCGGGGCGCCGGGCATGACGCTGGAACAGATCCGCGCGGCGAATCCCGGTTACGAAAATTACAGCGTAAACGCGGCCGGGCAGTATGTTGGCACGCGCACGACGCCTGCCTCGACGCGCGCGGCAACAATTGCTGATTATCAGGCTGCGAATCCGGGCTTTACTCGTATCGAGCAGGGGCCCGATGGCCAGTACTATGGCTTCCGCAACGTAACCACGACCACACCGGGCGCTCTCCCAACGCTCGATCAGGTTCGCGCGGCGAATCCCGGTTATGAAGATTACGGCATAAACGACGCGGGTCAGTTCTATGGTACGCGCACCGTGACCGACGGCCCAACAATGGCCGAAGGTGGTGAAGTCGACGACGATATGGTAAGACACCTTATTGAGTATCGTAAGGGCGGCGGCCACATGGGTCCGGGTAGGGTTAGCGGAATCGGCAGCGGTCAGGAGGACAAGATCCCCGCTTGGCTTTCTGACGGCGAATACGTCTGGAGCGCGCAGGATGTTGCCGATCTTGGCGACGGTTCGACCGATGAAGGCGTCCGCCGCCTTGACCGCATGCGGCAGATGGTACGCAAAGGGGCCGGGCGCAAGGACGTGAAAAAGATTGCGAAGCCTCAGCGTGGAATTGAAGATATGCTGAAGGCTGTCGGAGGTGCAGTGTAATGGCGACGGAAACTACCCAGACTCAAGTCATTCTGCCGGCATGGTATGAGCAGTTCGCCAAGGACGTTCTCGGCCGGGCATCCGCTGCAACGACGGGCGACTATATCGAATATGATAAGCCGCGCATCAACCCCTTCCAGCAGGAACAGTTGGAGGCGTTCGACCTCTACAAGCAGGGAATGGGCTCTTATCAGCCGTACCTGAACGCCGCCACCACAGCGACCAACCGCGCGATGGGATCGTTCACGGACCCGGGCGTCGCCAATCGCTATATGAATCCGTACATCCAGAACGTGATTTCTGGGATCGGTTCGACGGCAGCGCGCAATCTTTCCGAAAACATCCTGCCGCAGCTTAACCGGACCTTCGTGGGCGGGGGCACTTTCGGCGGGTCACGCAGTGCGGAGTTCACGCAGCGCGCCGTTCGCGACACGCAGAATCAGGCGCTGAGCAAGCAGATTGAGGCGATGTCTGACGCCTATAAGTCTGGCGCCGATCTCTATGGCGCTGAGGCTGGGCGCGCTCTTGAAGGGGCGAAGCAGTATGGCGCTCTCGGCGAGAGTGAGCAGCAGCAGCGATTCCGTGAACTGGCCGGGCTTGAAGCCATCGGTGAGAAGAGGCAAGAATTGGGCCAGCGTTCGGCTGACCTACGTTACGAAGACTTTCAGCGCCAGCGCGACTTTCCGCTTGAGCAGGTCCGTCAGTTTGCGGGTATCGGTGGCGGCGTGTCGCCCTATGGCGGCGGGACGACAGTTCGAAGTGAGCCGGGCACGTCTGGTTTCGGGTCTGCTCTGGGCACTGGCGCAACGATCCTTGGTGCTATCGGTGCGAGTGGCGGATTCGGCAAGGGTGGCTGGCTGTCGGGCCTGTTCAAAAAAGAAGGCGGCGCGATCGAGAGCCCCGTCAAAGATGGAAAGCGTAACCTGAAGAGCCCGATGCACGGGCTTGGCTGGCTGAAGGATGTGCGCTGATGGCCGCTATGGATATTGAAAAGGCTCGCGCTCTTGCAGAGCAGATGATCCGGACCGGGCAGAACAAGGGTCGGAGTCTGGAAGATCTTGTCCGGCAGATCGTTACGGAATCCGCGGGCGCACCACAGACCGCGACTGGCGCCGGGCTGATGATAGCCCCGCCGCCGCGCACGGTCACGCCTGCTACGCCCGCTCCGATGCAGCCGGGTGTCCCGCTGGTCGCGCCTAAACCAACGGCGCAGACCACTCCCCAGCCTGAGCCGCAGCCACAGGCGGAAGCCCCGCAGCGCGCGGCCCCGCGCCCGTCTGAACTCAGGCCAGTGTTGGAAGGCACTCTGGCCCGGATCGGCGCGCTTCAGGGTGAGATTCGTCAGGCGGCGGCCAACAAGCAGCCGCCGGACATTATGGCTCAGGTCGAGATGCGCGCGCTGAAGGACCGCGCTCAGCAGCTTCAGGCGCGCGTGCAGGCGGAAGAAGGGGCTTCGGTCCCAGAGGAGCTTCGGTCCGCTCTGGAGGGTCGTCAGGCGCGTCTCGCGCGTCGCGAGGAGTTGCTGGCTCAAGACAAATCGCGCTCACCGTGGGAGGCGCTGCTGGCTGGCGGCGCGGCTATGGCTCAGGGTCGTCGCGGCGAGAACTTCGGCGAGGCACTGAGTCGCGGTCTGCAGACCGGTCTTCAGGAATATGGCCGGTCGCGTCGTGCGAACGAGCAGGGCGTCGAGGGCGTCGCTGAAGCCCGCGAACAGGCGATGATCGACCGTTACACCATGCAGGAGAAGGCTCGCGAGGCCGCTGCCGCGCGTGTTGCTAGTGCGCAGGGTATGGAGAGGGAGGCGATCGATGCGGCGGTGAGGGATGAAGAGATCCCGCTGCGGCTGCGCAAGGGTAAGGCCGAAGTTGGCACGGCTGAGTTTAATTTACAGAATGCGCCTGCGGCAGCCGCCTTGGAGAGGCGCATTGCAGAAGCCCGAATCAGGGATCTTGATCGCGAAGATCGTGGTGGCGGGGGCAAGGCCGACGTTGAAGGCCGGCAGGACCGCAACGAACTGGACAAGGTGGCGGCCGAATACGAAGGCGCTCGCGCCGCCTATAACGAAGCTCTTCGCCAGAACGGTATGAAGGCTAGTGCGGTTCCGGCTGAAATTAACAGTGCCTACCTGTCCTCTCGCGCAAAACTGGAATCTCTGTCGCGCACATTTGCCCGTCGCTATGGATCCTCGCCTTACATCGGGGCTAAGCCGCAGCGTGCCACTTCGACGGCGATATCGGCGGACCCGCTTGGTCTCCGCCGCTAAACGGGGTATGGTTCCGTCATGGCTACCATCGCTGAAATCCGCAAGAAGTATCCTCAGTATAGCGATCTGAGCGATAGGCAGCTTGCGGACTCTCTGCGGACCAAGTTTTACAGCGATATCCCCGAAGACGAATTCTATGATCGGGTCGGGCTGGGTGAAACCTCCATCATCCGCGACGTAGGTGGCGCACTCGTTCGCGGCGCTGGCCAGACCGTTTCCCTTCCGGGCCAGCTTACCGGTCTTGTTACCGGCGACATGGACAACATCTCCACTCGCGCCGGCAAAGCCGTTGAGGAGTTCGGCGAGGGTCTGCAGACAGAGGCATTCCGCGAGCGCCAGCGTCAGCAGGCAGAGCGCGTGGCTGAAGCTGAGAAGGAGGGGATGCTCTCTGGCTTTGGACAGCAGGCGAAGGAACTGTTGACCGATCCCCTGTCGCTGGCTGCTGGCGTTGCCCAGACGCTCCCAGCGATGGTGGGTACGGGAGGTGGCGCCCTCGCTGGCCGCGCTCTGGCTGGTCGCCTGATTAGTCAACAGGCAGCGAAGCGTGGCGCTCTGGCAGGCGCGGCCACTGGCGAGGCCGCCATCGTTGGTGGCGACGCGGCGCAGACCACCTACGACCGCGTGAGCCAGATGCCGCAGGAAGTGGTGGCGCGCTCAGACGCGTATCAGGCCGCCATCGCGGAAGGGGCGACGCCTGAAGAAGCGCGCAACGCTGCGGCTATCTCTGCTGCTCGTCGCGCTGCTGCGGTCGCTGCTCCGATTGCGGCTGCCACTGGTCCGCTTGGTCTTGAAGCTGCGCTTCTCACTGGCGGCCTGCGTCGAGGCGTTGTCCGCGGTGGCGCTGAAGGCGTCATTCGTGAAGGCGGCACCGAACTAGTTCAGGAAACCGGTCAGGGTGTCGCTGAGAACATCGGCGCGCAGGCCATCGATCCGAACGTGGAACTCACCCAAGATCTTGGTGGTCGCGCGGCTGCGGGTCTGATCCTAGGCGGCACTATGGGCGGCGGCGCCGGCGGTCTGAGCGGCTTGCGCGGGCCAGAAGCGGAGCCGGGAACGGAGCCGCCGCCGCCAGCCCCGCCTGTTGAGCCCGAAGCCGGCGTCCCGGTCACGCCTTTCGGCGCTCCTCCCGCCCCTGAGCCGGCGCCTGTTGCGCCCGCGGCTCCCTTCGTCGTTGTTGAAGACGAAGAAGTGGTTATTGAAAATCCGGACGGCACATATGAGGTTGTCCCCCGCGCTGACTGGGAAGCGAGACAGGGGACGGGGGCCCCTCCGGTGGTCGAGCCTGTGCCGGAGCCTGTGCCGGAGCCTGTGCCTGAGCCCGCGCCCGTGCCGGAGCCCGCGCCCGTGCCGGAGCCTGTGCCTGTAGCTGAGTCTGTGGCCACCGCTGCGCTAGAGCCGACGACAGAACTGGCTCCCGGACCCGATAACACGGAGAAGCGTTCGCAGGTTGGCGTTGTTACGTTCGATCAGGAATCCGGCATTGGGCAGGTGCCACTTAATCAGCAAGTGGATTACAGAGGCTTCACGGTGATGATGAAGCCGTCAAAGTTTCTTGAACTTGCCGCCGATCTGGAGGCGCCTAAGCAGAGCAGCCTTGATTATCTCACCAAGGAAATCTCTTCAGGCAAGCCTGTAGGCTCCCCATTCTTGGATGTGAATTTCGAGACGGGCAAGGTCAGCAGTCACGATGGTCGTCATCGCATGATGGTAATTCGGGATCTCAATGGTGATCAACCTGTCCCGGTTCACGTCTTTGGTACCGATGGCCAGCGCGCAAGGTCTCTCAACGCCGATAAGATTCGCTCCTTTGCCGCCAACCTGACCAGCGAGAACGGTCGCCCGTCTGCTGACAATTTCTCTGAAGCGTTTCTGCAGGGGGCGACCGTCGGCGCCGCACCCGCCGCGCCTCCCACCGCCGAACCCGTGTCTAGGTTTGCATCAGTCGAAACCCCGTCAGGTCCGATTGATATAACGCCTCCTAGGGAGTCTATATCCGCAACCCCGATTGAGGACGTCGAGCCGATCACGCCTGAGCAGTTCGCCGCTGCAGAGACCGCGACCGCTCAAATCCAGAAGATGATTGCCGGCAAGACGATGCCGCAGGTGGCGAGGGAACTGGGCCAGACTGCGGTCCTCGACACCACTCGCGCTTTTATGCCCCGCATTGCAAACATTCTGGACGCATTTGAAAATGCTGGGGTGGAGCTTCGCATCGGCGTTCAAACTGCAGGAAAGGAAGGCGTCCCCGGCCTTAAGCTGAAGACGAATGAGCGGGGCGTGGCTTCATGGCGCCCGTGGGAAGCGTCGATGAACGTCGCCCTGCGCGGCATGGACCTTAACGATCCCGGCGTTTCCGAAAGCATTCTTGCGCACGAGCTTATTCATGCTGTCACTATGCTCGGGATTGACTTTGAGAATAGGCTCCCTCCCAATTCTGAAATTGTCAAGGCGGTTAAAGAATTGAAGGCCCTGTCTAGGGTCGTTGCAAAGAGGATGCGTGAAGACCAGAAAGCTGGAAAGATTACATGGAGCAATAAGTATAGGATTTACCGTCAGGATCCTAACGAGATCCTCGCGTGGGGTCTGACTGACAGCAACTTTCAGGACTACCTCAAGACCATTACTACCAAGACTGGCAATGCCTTCACAGACTTTGTGCGCTACATCGGCAAGCTGCTTGGTGTCGGACCTAAGGACCAGAACGCGCTCGCTCGGCTGATTGAGATTTCTGACAGGATTATTCCTGAAGGTCAGCAGGGCATTGACGATTTGACCTCTGGCGTTGTGGCATCTGCGGTTGGCATTGGAGGAACTGGTGGCGGCACTCCGCCATCGCCCCCTTCGCCTGCGCCGCCCCCTTCGCCTGCGCCCCCTTCGCCACCCCCGCAGCAACCTCCGGCGCCCCCGCCGCCTTCGCCTCCGTCGCCGCCTCCGTCGCCGCCCCCGTCGCCGCCCCCGTCGCCGCCTCCGCAGCAGCCGCCGGCGCCGCCGCCCAGCATTACCCCCACCAAAGAAACGCGCGGTGAATCTTGGTCTCGCAAGATCGTCGATCGATTCGAGCGGCTGCGCGTGGTGCAGAACCTTGGCCAGTTGCGCGCTGGCATCGAGGGTTTCTATGAAGCTGCCCGTAAGTTTGACAGCCGCGCCGGCGAACTAATGGCGAAGTTCAACCGGGACTACTTCCTACCGATCGAGAAGATCATGAAGGAGGCTGGGCTCAATCTGGAGACGGTCGACGCCTACCTCTATGCCCGCGCCGCGCCGGCTCGCAACGCGCGCCTGCAGGCCAAGGTGGAGAAAGAAATCCGTACCAAGATGGAGGGCAAGATCCGCTCCAAGCTGGAAGCCGACGGCGCCAGCAAGACGGAAATCCAAGCGGCCATTGCGAAGGCTGACCCCGACATCAAGGCTGCGATTGCGAAGGCATATGCCGACGGCAAGATTCCGGAAGCGGGCTCCGGCATGACGACGGACGAAGCCAACGACATCATGAACGGCTTCCGGGGTCAGGATTATTTCCCGGCCCTTGAGCGCATCGGCGAGATCTTCAACCGCGCCAACAAGGAGCGGATGGAGAACAACATCCAGCGCGGCCTCGTGTCCCGTGAGATGGGCGAGCGCCTGCTGCGCGAGGAGCCCGACTACGTCCCGATGAAGGGCTTTGTCCTTGATGAAAACCTGACTGAGCCTGCTGAAGACTTCGAGGACGTGATGGGCTACGGCGGCAGCGGCTTCGGTGTAAGCGTCCGCGAATGGTATGATACGCGCGGCCGCACCAGCTTGGGCTTCTCCCCTCTGGGCACGTTCATCTCTGACGTAGGCACATCCATCGTCCGCGGCGAGCGCAACCGTGTCGGCCAGAAGCTGATGACCTTCTTCGTCGACAACCCGTCGGACTCGTGGAAAGTGTTCAGCTATCGGAACCCGCCACGCAACCAGAAGGGCGACATCCAGCGTCCGGGCCCCTACGATCCGAACTTCATGGTCGTGAAGCGGGGTGGCGAGATTTTCTACCTGCGCATCGATGACCCGTTGCTGGCGAAGGCAGCGAAGAACCTGAATCCGCAGCAGATGAACTCGCTCCTGCAGATTTCGAGCAACCTGACCCGCATGCTGTCCCGCTCGTTCACGACGGCGAACCCGGACTTCTTCGTGCCGAATGTCTTCCGCGATCTGCAGTCCGCCGCGCTGAACCTTGGCGCTGAGGCGCCGGGGCTGTTGAAGGCGTTCGGCAAGAACGTGAAGGACAAGAAGGCGTTCCGCACCATCGCCGCATTCGAGTATGGCCGTAGGGGCAGCGACCCTGCGATGCGCGACCTGTACGAGCAGTTCAAGCTCGACGGCGGTTCGGTGTCATGGGTGCAGCGCGACACCCCGCAAGAGGCTGCGGCTCGGATCCAGAAAGACCTGAAGACGGTCAATGAAAGTCTGCAGGATCTGAAGGATGCGCGCACTGCGAAGCAGGCCATTGACGCGGTGTGGACTCCGACCGGCAAGGGCTTCCGCGCTATGGTCGGCGCGCTTGAAAGCACCAACGCCATCTTCGAGAACGGCATCCGCTTCGCTGCATACCGGGCCGCGCTCGATACCGGCATGAGCCGTGAACAGGCCGCCATGCTTTCCCGTGAGGCCACCGTGGACTTCAACCGCCGCGGTGAGGCGGGCGCACTGCTGAACGCTCTGTACGCCTTCTTCAACGCCGGCATTCAGGGCAGCGTCCGCACGGCTCGGGCCCTGTCGAACAACCCGTTCAAGACGGGCAAGCTGTCCACCACTCAGGCGGCGCTGCTTGGCATGATGACCACGGCTGCCACGCTGGCGGCTGCGAACGCGGCCATCTCTGACGAGGACGATGATGGCAAGCTCTTCTGGGACAAGATCTCGGACTACGAGAAAGAGCGCAACCTCATCATCATGAACCCGCTCGACGGGAAGACCTACGCCAAGATCCCGATGCCCTATGGGTTTGGCTTCTTCCCGTATCTGGCAACCCGGACGATGGATGCCGCACGCCGCGGTGACGATCTCGGCGCCGTCGGTCTCGACATCGCGACCGCTGGTCTCGGGAACTTCTCCCCGGTGCAATTCAGCGCGGGGAGCGTTCAAAGCTCTATCGCACGCGCAGCGACGCCGACGATGGGCAAGCCGTTCGTCGAACTCATGCTCAATGAAAACTTCATGGGCAAGCCGATCTACAACGAGCCGTTCGACAGGGGGCAGTCGTACGCTTCGGCTGCCCGGTTCAATACGTGGGAAGGATATAAGGACCTGTCTCAGTTTCTGAACGACATCAGCGGCGGCGAAGGCCGGATCAAGGGCGGCATGAACTTCCCTCCCGAAAGCTTCGAATACCTCACGGAGTTCGCTTTCGGTGGCGTGACCAATCTGGCCAAGGCGCTTTATCGAACAGGTTCAGAGGGCGATGCCGCGGCCGCTCCTGTGGTTCGTCGCCTTACAGGGCAGCCCGGCAAGGGCCGTAACGTAGGCGAGTATTATGAACGCGAAGAGAAAGCGCGCGTCGTGAACCAGCAGATGAAGGATCTGACCGGAGCCGAGAGAGCGTCGTTGCGTGAAAAGTTCCCGGTCGAAACCAGCCCGCGTGTCCAGTCAGCCCTGACCAGTGCGCGTTCAGCGATTAAGAAACTGAACGAAGAACGCAATCGTATCCGGAATCTGGATATCGATGAGGGGACGAAGGCTGAGCGCCTTGAGGTTCTTCGGGAGCGTGCCGACGGTGAGTTCGTGCGCTTCAACCGGGTCTATAATCAGGTGGAGCAGGCGACCCGTTAAGGCCGCCTGCTTCATCACTCAGAACGGGACATCGTCGTCCAGCGGGGGCGGCGCCGTGTTCCCGCTGGCGGGGCGGTGTCCGCCACCGTTCCCGCCGGAATCCGCATCTCCCGCCTGACGACCGCCGATCAGCGTCAGCTTACCATCGAAGCGGCCGACCACGATCTCGGTCGTGTAGCGATCGTTGCCGTCCTTGTCCTGCCACTTGCGGGTCTGGATGCTACCTTCGATGCTGACCTCGCTGCCTTTGCGGATAAAGCGTTCGGCAACGCCAGCAGCGTTCTCGTTTTCGATCTTGATGTTGTGCCACTCGGTGCGCTCTTTGCGCTCGCCACTGGCCTTGTCCTTCCACGTTTCGGACGTGGCCACGCTGAACGTGACGATCTTGCCGCCGTTGGCAAAGGTGCGGGCTTCGGGGTCTTTGCCCACCCTGCCGATCAAAATTGCGCGGTTATATCCAGCCATTCACTCTCTCCTCAGTTAAACAGTTTCAGCAGTTGCAGGGCGCCGCGCGGGGACAGCAGTTCAGCTTCGTCGAGATAGCCGTTGTGCAGTTCCCGCCACTCACCACGCTCCTCCGGTGTCAGCTTCGCGACGATGTCGCATGCGGCTTCGCACCAGCCATCCCAGTCCACCATGTCGCCCTCTTCCTGAGGCTCTAGAACGTCGATGTGGAGCGCCTTCTTCGGGCGCGGTGCTGCCGTTGTCTTGGCGGCCAGCTTCTCTTCGAGGCTCTGAACCTGAACCTCAGCCGCCGGGACCTCGTCGAAGTCGGTGATGTCGACCTCTCGGCCCTTGTACTCATCACCTTCGATCACGCCTTCCGCCTGATTGTCCACGGCCACAGCGCGCTGCGCTTCGGTCGAGAGCGGCATGTACTTGCTGGCACGGCGAACCACGGTCTTGCGCCACATCTCGGCTTCGTCCGTCTTCCACGGGCCGACGACGTTGCCATCCTTGGTCTTGGCCGACGAGCGATCGCGGATGGCAAGGATCTGCTCCTTGTTCATCACCTCGAACTGGGTCTGGCCGTTCTTCAGTTTCCACACGCAGTAGGCGCCAACCATCGCGCCGCGGTCGGACAGCCCGTGCTTGTGGACGATGCGGGCGTCGAGCCCTTCCTCCACTTCGAACACATCGTTCTCGTGGACCAGCCGGCTCTCGATCTTCATCACTTCGCCCGACTGCATGGCCAGCTTCATCAGGCCCTTATAGCGAGGCCGGAACTGCGCCACGTTCTTCTTCAGGCGGCCGTCCCACACCTTGAGGATGTCGGCCTCACCCATGCTCTTGTTGAGGCTCAGGCCCAGTTCTGCGGCGCTCAGGCACGCCTTCAGCAGCGAGCCGCGGTCGCACTCCAGCAGGTCCATGTTGTCGGCCACGGCGGCAACGACGATGCCTTGGAACTTATCGACGGTCATCGCCTGCGGCAGGAGGCTACGCAGGTGGCTCTCGCGCATGGCGAGTTCCTGCTTGAACCGGTCCATCGGTTTGGCGGGGAGATTACTTGCTGACATTGTTCAGTTCCTCTTCGAGATCTTCGATCATGAGTTCGATGGCGCGCTCGACAGTGGCGCGCAGGGTGGGCTTGAGCGGGTGGCGTCCGGCGATCGAGCGGAGCTTGGCCAGCAACGCGCGGTCGACCCGCATCATCACGTCGTCTCTTTTGACCACAGTGTACCTCATCATTTTGACACCGTAACTTTCTTGTAGCCGGAGCGGGCGCCGTAGAAGTTGCCGATCATCTCCGCGGTGATCTCCGTGCCGACCGACGCCTTGATGGTGCTGATCGACATCTTGTGGTCGCCGCACTTAACGACGGCCTTGTCCTGCGACGTGTTCATCTTGCCCATCTCCTCGACGCACAGGGCGAGGAGTTCGGTCTTGGCCGATTCCTTGCTGGCCTTCGCCTCCTTCTCGGCGGCGGCGCTCTCCAGATACTTCTGAAACAGGTGGGCATGCTCACCGCCCAGCGTCACGTCCGAGATGGGCACGAAGTCCAGCAGGCGCACGACGGCGTCGCCGTCCTTCTCGAAGTCGATCGCGGGCTCCTCGCCGGAACGTACACTATCCCAGAAGGCAGAGACATGAGATTTAATTTTCGAAATTATCTCCACACTGCGGGGGATCTTCATGCGGCGGGGCTCGTTGCGCAGCAGCGCAATCAGCCAGCCATACTCAGCACCCGTGCAGGCCATCTGGTGCAGAACCTGCATGACGTAACTGTCAGGAGCGCAGGTGATCGTGTCGCCTTCGTATTCCCAGCCGTCGCCGTGGGCCGACCACTTGATCTCGACCGGGTGGCCACCGTCCGTCTGGAAATCCAGCGATGCGCCCATGCCGGGGCAGTCGTCGGCCGTGTAGTAGTCCATCACCTTCTCGATCTTCATGTCCCAGCGATGGGCTGCCCAGTTGGCAATGCCGCTTTCGAGGAACGTGCCAGCTTGGATGGACTTGTTGCCAGACAGATCTTCGGGCGGCAGCTTGCCGGCCTTCTCCATCCATAGCTGCCAGTGCGTCGTGAACGGGGACATCCCGAACAGCGCCGAGACTTCGCTCGCGCCAACGTGTTGAGATCGTATCTCGTGCCAGTGAATCTGGTCACGAACGGGTATCGTTGCCATGTATGCCTCCGGTCTTGTTGTTGTGGGCCTACGTACATACGGCTGTCTACGGTTTTATGTCAAGCCCCATATATACATCATCTAAACAACGCGCGAGAATGTAGATGCCACCACGTTTTTCCCATGCATTTTGCCACGCAAGCTGCACATCGCGCTGCTTGCCACGCTGCGCCTTCACCTCGATGGCGAACGCCCGCCCGGGCGAGATCACCCCCAGCAGATCGGGCGTCCCTTCTGGCGCCGACTGGATCACGCGGGGGCCGCCGTCCAGCGGGCGGAACTTGCCGACGTTGATGCGGAACATCATCACGTCAGGGCGCTGGCCCAGCGCGAGCCGTATCTCGGCTTGGATTACGGCCTCTCTCACGCCCGCGACTCCACCTTGTAGTCCTTCACCACCATGCCATCCGTGCCGTTTACCATCGCGGCTCTCACCCACGACTTGCGGCCGGACTTGTATGTCCGCCAATGGCCACGGCGCAGGTGCGCGACCGGTGATGCGTGCGTGCCGCCCTTGCCGACCTCAGACACGCGGCGTTTCCCGGTGATCGTGATGACCTTGTAGGTGTAGAGCGGCTTCTTCCCGCGCAGCCGGCGCTTCCTCGCGGTCTCGGCGTCGGGGCGGTGGTTGACGAACTCTGTCTCGTACTCAGCCAGCGCCTTGCAGAAGTCCATGTAGACGGACAGTTCTTGGCTTACGTTTTCCATCTGAAAAGATGCGTAATGATCCAAGGACACTATGCTGCTGGCCGCTCCTTCCCATGCCTCTCCAAAGGAAAGAACGTCGTTGCCAATCACCCGCGCATGCTTGCGACTAAGCGAAATTTCTTTCCCGTAATGAAAGCGGAAATAACAGAGGGGAACGATCCATTCGGCGTCGTCGTCCTTGTGGAAGGAAGGGAACAGCACGACGCTGTCGCCCTCCTCAACCGCCATGACCAGACGCTTAGAGGATCGGAACTGACCGGGCTCTGGATCACTTCCAGTCGATGCGTACTCTATGACAGTAACTGGAAACGGTGGCTTGAGAATGTCAGTGCTTACAAACACGCACTCCTCGTCGCTTGGCAAAATGAAGCCGTTGTCAGGCAGCCTGAAGTGAACCGCATGAGACTGCAGCCGCTTCCGCAGGCGTCCATAAAACGAGGCCCCCAGAGGAGATTTTTTCATGTACCGCGTCAGGTCCTCGCAAAGCTCATCGGAAAAGTACCCCGCGCTCATTGCAGCGTCACCCCCGTGGTCTCACGGCTCAGGTGTTCCATCACGGCGTCAACAGCCGCAGCCATCGCAACGAAACACCTTGCTGTATCCATCGACTCGATGCCGCGTTCCTCCTGCCAGTTATCCAGCGCTTGAAAGAGCCCCGCCGCGAGCGCCTCTATCAGGGACAGAGGAATCAATACCGGATCGAACTCTGGTTCGCGCCCATTGTCATTTGCCATATCGCCGTCCTCTCTTCCTCAGTTAGCCCGTTCGTGGTCGGAGCGTCTCTCGCCCCCACCTTCTTGGCGATGCGTGCAGCCTCCTGCCCGCAGATGACATTGAACGCCCAGTGCGTCGGGTTCTTGTACCCTCGCTTGCGCGCCACGCTGATCAGCACCTTGAACTTCTTCTGGAGCATGCCCTCGGTGGTCGTGATGTCCTGCTCGCCTTCTCGGGCCATCATCACCAGATCGCCATCGACGTGCTTCACGGTCCGCGGCTTTACGGGATAGACATGGCCGCACACCGGGCAGGTCGGGCTTGGCTTGTGCATGGCGAAGCAGGCGGTGCAGGTTCGCACCGTGTCCACCTTGTCACCCTTGCCGCCGCGCCCCTGAACGAACCCATCAGCCAGCGACCACTCCCGATCGTCATCGATGAACCCATGCCGCGCCGTGTTGCCGGCGTGATCGAGGATGATCGTCCTCTCCTTGTCGGGGTGAGGCCTGATCGCGCGGCCGCATTGCTGCAGGTATAGACCCAGAGACTTCGTCGGGCGCAGCAGGATCGCCACCTCCACTGCCGGCAGATCGAACCCCTCGCTGACCAGATCGCAACTCGTGAGAACCTGAATCCGCCCCTCCTCGAACGCCTTCAGGACGCCGTCGCGCTCACCATCGTCCATGCCTCCGTCGATATGGCTGGCCGAGAACCCTGCCTCCCGAAAGTCATGGGCCACGTCCATCGCATGCTTCACGCTCACACAGAACGCGATGGCCTTCTTGCCCGGCGCGTACTTCCCGTAGTGCTTCACCGCGCTCCCGGTGATGACGGTCTTAACCATCGCCTCCTCAAGCTGCTTCTGCACGTAGTCGCCCATGCGGGTGCCGACGCCATTCAGATCCGGCGCGCTCGGGGCATAGACCACGGCATGCGAGAGGAACCCCTGAGCCGTCAATTCAGCCACCGTGGGACCCATCACCATGTCTTCGAACGTCTGGCCCATCCCCTTGCCGTCGAGGCGCTCAGGGGTGGCTGTGACGCCAAGCAGGCGCGCTGTCGGGAACCCGGCCACGACCTTGCCCCAGCTAGACTGGGACGTGAAGTGATGTGCCTCATCGCCGATGATCAGGTCGAACGGCTGGAACCCCTTGATCCGCTTCACGAGCGTGAACACGGATGCCACGACGACGTTCGCTGTCGGGACGCCCCGGTATCCCCCGGTCATCACGGCATGCGTCACACCCACCTTCTTCAGCGCCTTGCTGATCTGCTTCAGCAGTTCACGGCGGTGCGCCACGATCAGGATGCGCTTGTTGTTCCGTGCCATGCCGGCGGCGATGTATGAGAAGATCACCGTCTTCCCTGAACCGGTGGGACTCACCAGCAGGGTGCGCTTGTGACCAGCGCGAAAGCTATCGCGCACCGCCTGCACGGCGGATTCTTGGTAGTCTCGAAGCTGTATCATGAGTCCTCATGGTGGCAGACTTCTTGGCCCGGTCTGCCAGCGGGTGGCGACGCACCGACTCCCCAACTATTGGGAAGTCTTCCCGGCGCGTCCAAGTCAATGGGGTGAGTCTATCACCTCAACAGTGATTAGACAGGTGAACCCGTCGCTAAAGCGCACCGATCGCTCGACCCTCTTGGTGTCCCCGTCGCTGGATAAATCAGCGCACAGGCAAAGCAGGACGTCGTTGGTCACGTCTTTGATCGGCACGATCGGGCGCAGGTGTTTCTCGTAGGTAAGCCAGACACTGCCGTCCTCAGCCTTGGCTCGGACATGGAAGTGCTTGGGGTTCAGGACAACCTTCGTCATTCGTGCGATCACACTTCATCAGAACGCTTGTGTCAGCCTTCGATCTTCAACGGGCAGACTCGGTAGCCGACGTTCAGCACGGTGCCGTTGTCGTAGCGGCAGAAGTGATTGCCGTTGGCGTACCACTCAGCCACCAGAAAGCTGGCCAGCGCATAGGCCGGGGTGGCGATACCAGCCGCGAGTGCGGCGGCGATGACGATCTTCTTCACGCTCTCTCTCCTCAATCAAGGCGCCACACGCGGACGCCACCATCGGCGTTACGCACGATGAACTTCCGGCCCGTGCGGCGGCCGGCATGCGAGGCGGTGCTGCTCATCGAGCGCAACATCGCACCCTCGACGAAGAAGCTCTGGCCCACGTCCAGTTCGTTCCACGGATATTTCGCGCGGCGAGTGCGGGGCTGCCGCTCTGCAGGGATCGCGTAGTTATCTTCAATCTTAAACGTCATTCTGTCCTCCGGTTTTTAATATTCTAAGGGTTCTGCTTGCAGTTTCAACTCATAAATCACGGCGCAAGCGCTCTTGCTTGAAGATTTTTTCAGCGTCTGAACGGCTCACGCCATACGTATATGCCAACTCGTGGGGCTCGCGCGACAGCAGCACATCGTCAGGCCATTCGCGCACCATCTTGATCGCCAACTCCAGACCGCTCACCTTGCTCTTCATCACCATAACCCCACTGGCCAATCGCGTTTCGGTAGAAAGATCCCGCGTGACATCGTCCCTTTGAAGCGGATCGCGTTCACGCTCTTCTTCGCATGCGGGTGGCGCAGCAGCACGCCCGACCACCCCTCGTAATAGACCGACGTCTGCATGATCTTGTTCAGTGAACTGATGCTCTGGCCAATCCACACCCCGGTCGGAATGGCATGCTCGCGCTCGACCTTGAGGCCGTAGCGGGCGAGTGTGTCGTCGGCGATCTTCAGTCGCACGTCCCCTTCCTCGTCGTTGTTGAAGCAGATCACCAACAGTTCCCCGATGGTCCGATCCTGCACACCGTGCATCGTCTCGACCCGCACCGACGTTTGAACGATGTGATCCAGCAGCACCTTGTCCTCGCGCTCCGCTTTCACCTGCAGGAACTCTTCGAGGTTTACCGTGCCGAGATATTTCTCGCACTGCTTCATGTCCAAACGCTTCGTGCTGTAGAGGCTGTAGCATCCGGCCATCAGTGTCCCAAGCTGGTCGCCGATGCGGCGGTTCGCCAACACGGTGGCGATCGTTTCCTTGAAGACCAAGATGTTGTGACGCAGCGTGAACAGGTTGTGCAACTGGCGCCCGAGCAGTCGCTGCGGCATGTCCCTCGGGATCGATGAGGCCAGCGCCACGAAGTCCTTGAACTCCTCCTCTTTCTGGCGCCGCTCCTCAGGCGTGAACGAGTCCAGCGGCTTGATCGTCAGCACCGCGGTGCGCGTCAGGTCGGCGGCCTCCTTCAGGCCCACGCCGATCGACGACATCAGGAACGAAGACCGCATCGTGAACGCCCGCGCCTGATGGTTCGCCGATCCCTTCAGGATGCGTCCACGGCCCTCGCTCGACGCCTGCCGCATCAGATCCATCACGGCCTTGCGCCGCGCCGCCGCCGCCATCTTGTTCTCTTTGTCGTCCCCTTCCGCTTCGTCGAACACCACTGGCATGGCGTCGTTCTGCACCACCTGCCTGATCCCTGCCTCGGTCGTCGCGCCCAGCGGATAGATCGCCAGATCGCCAAGGCATGCGCCCGCCACCGTGTTCACCACCGTGGACTTCCCCGACCCTTGGTTCCCCGTCACCCATGCGTGAGTGCGCCAGTCCAGCCCGCCACACACCACCGCCGTCGCAATCCAGCCGGCCAGCAGGTCGCCGTACACTGGCGCATCCCACCGCACCTTCCCGCACAGTTCCCGGATCATGCGGCCATCGTCGTCGGTCGCGCGCCCGTCAAAGTTGTCGACGTTCAGGATCAGGTCGCGGCCCTTCTCATAAATCCAACCGCTCTTCAGCCGGACGTGCGACACCTCTCGCGTCTCATGCTCAGGCCGTACCACCAGCAGCTTGTTCCCCGAATTCAGAACAGCCCGTTGCCCGTCGCCCTTCTCATCCAGCCATACGCCGCGCCCGCGCAGCTTCGTCGGGTCATACACGCCAGCCTTGTGGCACTGCTCCATCAACATCACGCCGGCCGCCAGCCAGTCCACGCCCCTGCCGTCTTCCTTGCCCTGAATTCGGCCCCAGTGATTGACATCGCCATAGACGTTCATGCAGCCCTTCTGGCTCATGAGACGGTCGGGCTCGAACACGATCACCTGCTGCTGGTTCTGCAGCATCAGCATGTATTTGTTGTGGTCATGCCCCAGCGGACGCCACTCGCGCGCCTTCTCTTCGTCCGGGTCATCTTCCACCGGCGCCTCGACGACGACCATCTCCGGCACCGCGGCGCGCTTCAGTTCCCGGCGCAGGATATCCGTGATGCTCTCCGGCTTCACCTTCAGCGGCAGCGCATCGGCCAAGTCCCAGCGTTCCGGGAACACCAGACTCAGCGTCACAATCGACACCGGCACGCGATGCTCGCCCAGTATCTTCTGGATTTCCAGCGCCGCCTCGATCCCCGCCGTGTCGTTGTCCGGCCACACCACGCAGGTATGGCCAACCAGCAGACTCCAGTCGGTCTGGTCGACAGCCTTCGAGCCGCCCTGCCACGTCGTGATTACCCAGCCCTCAGGCACATACTGCGCCGCACCATCGGCGGCCTTCTCGCCCTCGACGATCAGCACCGGCGCACTCGGCGATGCCGCCAGCAGGTCGCCATTGTACAGCGGGCGGCCCTTGCCGAACCCGGACGTGACAAACTTCTTCCCGTCCCAGACGATCGGCCTGATCTCTTTGCGCTTCCCTGCCGGGTTCCACCGCGCCACCGCGCCGAACGCACCACCGTCCGACATGCGATAGATCCACATTGCGTCCGGTTCTGAACCTAACGACTTCTGCAGGGAATCCGGAATCACCACCGGCTCAGGCATCGGCGTGACGATCTCGGCCTTGGCCGTGATGTCCTCCAAGCCCAGCTTGCTCAGGTCCACCTTACGCATGGCTCAGGCCCAGCATCTCGGCAAAGCCCTTGATCGTATCTTGCAAATTATCTCCGAACAGCTTCATCGACAGGTCGATCATGTCGCCCTTGTCGCCCGTCGCGAAGTCCTTCCAGCGTCCAGTGCTGAACGACACACCCAGCGATGGGTTACGATCGTCCCGCCACGGCGCGCACGCCAGATACCAGCCGCCCTGACGCTTGCCGCCGGGCAACCAGTCCCGACACAGCGCCTCGATGTGAGACGCGCTCAGACGATCCTTGATGTCTTGAATGGAGTACGACCGGGAATTGACGGATGCGGCGGGTGAACGGGGGGGAGCATGCCTCCCGCCGCTTCTGTGGTTTTTAGGCAAGCCTTGGACAGCGCCACAGTTCCCGGTCGTCATAGTGATATTATCCCTCTTGATCTGCGCCGTCAAACGCAGGGTCGCCGATGTTACAGTTGCAAATTAAACTTGCAAGTCCATCCGCGAAATTATTCATCACCGTCAGCGTGATATACACCACCGACGAAGCTAAACCTATGAAATCGCACGGGAATGTCGGCGAGCCGGTAAACATTTCCAGACACATCCGACCACTCACCCTGCTTGTTCTTCCGAATGCGAAACGGCAACGCTTCAAGGTCAGACGTTATGTCCCACCGCTGCTCTGATTCATTGAGGCAGTGGCCCATAACAAACCTCGGCGTCCAGCCCTGAAGGCGTTCGCATGACATCTCGCGAACGATAAGCTCGCTCGGACTGACCGGGTCTACCACCTCGAACGGCAGCGTCCCCGTGTCGGTATATCGGTTGGCGTATTTCATCGTCATCGGTCAAGTGCCACCGCGGTCAGCATGTCTCGAACCTTCTCCCTGTCCGCGCCTCTACCGCGCGGCGCAGCATCGTAGGCGTGAAGCCCCACATCCGCATCGCTTCGCCATACAGCCGCACCAGCTTGGTGATCTCAGCGTCAACCGCAGCCATCTCCAGCACCGCCGCATCGCGCCTCTCGAACACCTTCTCCGCGGCCTCGATCACTTCATGCTCAGTCATCACTCGATCTCCGATTCCCATTCGAGGTTGCCCACCAGATCATAGATGGCGTCGACCAATTCCTTCGGCAGCGCCTTCGGATCCAGCGACACACCCAGCATTTCCAAGTCCGCAATCTCGATCGTGGCTGAGTCAGGCTCCCACCAAACTGGCGAGCGCGGAACACCGTAGTCGCAGCGTTCCATCTGGCAGGTGAACGACACCCAGAGGTCGTCGCCCTTGTACGTCGCAGTCGCAATCATCACTTCCCCTCCTTCGTCAGCATAGCCTTGCGATCAAGGCTGCCGAGCAGAAACCCCGTGACGAAAGGGGTGAGCAATTCTCCCGGCTCCTCGCGATCCTGCATCCCGGCACCCGCCAGTCCGTCAGCGTAGCCTTCCTGATAATCCATCATCTCAGTCTCTTTCTCGTCAAACAATCTCTGCAGTCGGCCCCACTCGCACACCTCAGCCGCGATCCGCGCTCGCTCCACATCGCCCAGAACGAACAGCGCCAGCGCGGGACAGCAGTCGGTGTGGTCAGGCATCACTCACCCCCTAGATGCGCGTCGGCTGCGATGCGGATGACTTGACCAGTCACAGGGTTCAGGTACAGCCCGTCCTGATATTCTGCCGGGTCGATCCGCACAATCTGCGCCCGTTCCCCACCTGCCCGCTCCCGTTTGATGAGGTCGCGTATCAGTGCGGCGTCTTGCTGGCAGCGTATGCCGCCGTTGACTATCAGTTCCGCAGCCCGTTCCAGCGCGGCAATCGTGTCAGCGTTCATCGGTCGGCTCCTTCACCTTGTCCGCGCGTTGTTGCAGCCAGTCGGCAATGTTTGTCTGTGCCGCGCCTTCTGTTTCGTCTTGGCCACTGACAATTCCCCGCAAAGCCTCCGCATCAATTTCGCGCGTGGCGACCATTGCAGCGCGGGCTTGATCGCCGTAATCACGGACTGCTGTCGGGCATCGTTCAGTGTGGCAAAACCCGACACACAATCCATTCAGCCGGCACAGCGCCCGCGCCACCCGTTCCACATCATCCTGCATCGCGGCCTCCTTTCGCGGCGGCGATGGCTGCGCGGGCTTCGCGAACAATGTCCTCAAGAGCAATTCGCCAGACCGAAGCGCCAATTTCCTTGCCGTCCTGAATGCGGTTTTCGGCGTGCTGCGCCAATCCCTCTAACGCAGCCAGCAGCCTAGCCTCGCGCGCGTCTCCGTCGATGATGGCTGCAAGCACGATTTTAACATCCACAGAGTTATCAAGCGCGCCCTCACGAAACTGATGGCTCATACCGGGCATGCTCAAGCGTCCATACATAAGCGCCGCATACTCGCGCGCCCACCACATCTGCGCTGGTGTCGCCGGAACTCGGGCCATCAGCACCTCGCGGATCTCGTCAGCCTCTGTCGTCATCACTTCCCCTCCTTCAGGTTACGCTTGCTCCGCGACATGCCGTTCGCCACAGCCTGCGCGTGTATCTCCGGGCGGTGCTTCCGCAGCGCCGTGCTGAACCGACATGGTGAATCCCAGCCACAAGCCCGCGCCAACTGCGACAGGTTCAGCGTCTCGTCATACTGACCCAGCGCCGGCAGCACCCTCGACGCGCGGAAACGCTGCGTATTCGCGTCCCGTTGCCGCTTCTGGGCAGCCTTTCGATCCGCGCCCGGCCGCCGCCCCGGCTCCTCGTCGCTGCGATCCTCCAGCGGCGTGGAGGTTCCCCGCACCGCCATAGACCTCACCTGCGACAGGTGCGCCCGCGCCTTCTCAGACAGGCGCACGGGCGTCAGCTTCTTGCCGTCCCACCACTGGAACCGGCGATCGTGGATGATGATGCGCTTCTTCACTGATCGGCCTTCGGAACGGCCGGCAGCAACGCCACCCACAACAGCGCCAGCAGCCCAAACAGCGCGCCCAGAATGAACCACAGCCCACCCCTGCGCCCCTTGCCCACGGCCACCGAATAGCAGCCATACCCAACCAGCGCCCACAGCCCCAGCAGGATCAACGTCGCCAATACAATCATCACATCACCTCTAAATTAATTCGCCGCGCTCTCAGGCGGCAGATTGAACGCCGTGTTCAGATCAGACACGCACACAGCCAGCGCGGTGGTCTGGCCGGCGATGGGGATGAACTTCTCCACCAGTGGCAGCACCTCGGGCCAGCCGGCCTGCAGCTTCTTGTACGTGCCGAACGCCAGCACAGCGTTGAGAGCCACTTCGTATGACGACGAAAGCTCCTCCTGCAGCGCCCTCTTGGCCATCACGAGCGCATCGAACTCCAGCGACAGAGCGCCTGTCACGCGGTGGTGCTCGAAATCAAAGCTCCGCAGCGCCAGTGGGCACTTCTCGATCGCCAGTTGCCACGATATCCGTCGGCGGCCGTGCAGGTAGGGGTTCAAGCGCACGTCTGACGTGTACCCGCTTGCGCTGCGGACCCAGATGTATGAACAGTCATCGCTAAAGGTGTACTGCCCTTCGCCCAGCATGGCCTGCATCTCGGCCATCTTGGCCCGAAGCTCTGCAGGGTGCTGCTCGTCGTACATTTTTCGGAACAGGGCGCGCTCCTGCCGCAGCATGTCCATCGCCTCATCCTTGTGTGCATGGGTGATGATGGCCTGCGCCATCTCTTCCGCCACTGCTCTGCTGATCCTGCTCGACATCATCAATTCCCCTCTGCTCTGTTAATCATCTGCTGCACGTCATACAGCAACCGCGCGGCCCGATTCGGCGTCATGCCGCCATAACCATCATCCTCATAATCCGCGTACCGGTCCAGATATTCCGCGCACTCGGACAGCACGTCCAGTATCTCGGCCATCATCAAACAATCTCCTCTGGCGTAGCAAAACCAAACATCGGCAGGAAAAAGAATGGTTGGCCCTGCTCGCGCATAATTGTTGCGCCCTGTATTTCGTTACTGGCCCATGCGGCGTCCCATGTGGCGGCCCCTGCGGCGGCCCGTGCGGCGTCCCATGTGGCGTCCCGTGCGGCCCATGTAACGTCCCCTGCGGCGGCCCGTGCGGCGTCACATGCGGCGGCCCGTGCGGCGTCACATGCGGCGTCCCCTGCGGCGGCCCGTGCGGCCCATGTAACGTCCCCTGCGGCGGCCCGTGCGGCGCTTACCCTGTGCCAATCATCCGCCGTCATGCCGTCAAGGTGACGCCAGAACGCCAGCACACGCTGCGCCCGATCGCCCAACACCTTCTCCGGCTCCGTCAGAACGCACGTTGGCGCCCCCGGCATACTGTCGTTGACGCGCCGCAACAGCACCGCATGCGCGCGGCTGATGCCCAACAGTTCCGCCGTTTCTCGGTCAGCGTCTGCCTGATCAATCTCGCGTAAATCATCTGGCGTCATGCCGCCGATATAGTGCAGCACCTGCCCCTGAGCGCACATGCACCCATCAGCGTCGATCAGTTTTCCCTTAAACGGAATGTCAGTCGGCCAGCGGGCCAACAGTTCATCTACGGTCATCATCAGACAGGCTCCCCATGCTCCGGGTACGGGATGTTCCGCGCCTCCCAATACTGGGGACAATCGTCCGCACATGGCTCCTGCTCATGCCCGCGATTGTCCCGCCCGCAGTGCCGGCACTGGCCGTGTTCATCGTTATCGAACGTCATTTCCTGCGCTCCTTCTCTGCCTGCGTCCACCGCTCCAACGCCTCGCGCGCCGCAGCGATAGCCTCATCACGCACCCGGCAGGCCTCAATCCACCGCAGCCGCTCCCGCTCTACAATCGCCGCATCCAGCGCGGCCAGCGCCTCTTTACCCGTCATCAGACAATCTCCTTCGCTTTCGCAATCGCGGCCCTGATAGCCGCCAGCATCTCCGTGACGCCTTCCTGCGTCTCGTCATCCTCAAACCCGGCGATAAACGCCTCAGCCCGATCCAGTGCGGCCAGCAGGTCAGGCGCGGCCAACAGCACTCGCCGCCGCTGCGCCAGATCAACCCATGCTATGTTTTCCCCGCTCATGCCTGCTCCCTCACACTCGCGTTAAACCGCTGCAGCCACTGCAGCGCCGTTAGCACCTCATATCGCGCCGTATCCACAGCACCCGCCACGCGGGCGGAGAACGTCTCCAGCACCGGCTTGCCAGTCTCCCGGCTCACAATTATCCAACTCATGCCGCCGACCCCTCGCCAGCGCGAACCTTCGCGATAATATCGGCCGCAATGGCGTCGGTTTTCGCCGGATCGACTTCCTCCTCGCCCAGCGGATTGACGTGCAGGCGCCCGACAATCTCCCAACCCTCGCCAATGACGTAGGTCCCGTTGTCCCCATTGTCGGTGTCCAGATCACGCACAACGCCAATCCCCAGCGACGTGCCGCCGCCAAAAAACTGGCCAATTACCTGCGTGAGGCGCGCCATAGCGTAGCCGTCATCAAGCGATGGATCACGGTAGCCCAGTTCCCGGCAAGCCTTGAGGAATCCCTCGATACTGGCGCGCCCGCCGTTCCAATGTACATAGATGCCGACGCTGCTTTCGCTGAACGGCGCGGTGGTGATGACAGCCCGATTACCCATGATAATTCTCCCTTATACTGCTACGTTGTAGTGTTTCGCGCCCGCCCCATGCGGTGCTATCTGGATCGAAACCGGCGAACCGCTCGTCGCTCCCATGCACAGCCGGCATGCCGCACACTGCGTCCGCTTCCCGGCCTCTCCACTGGCAGGACAGTTAATCTCGCGGCCCTTCTCAGCCGTCTGGCCTACACGGAACGTCCGATACCCCCGCAGCCATGCCGCCTTGGCGTCTGCCAGCGTGTCCGCACTGGCCATGACAAGCCGCGCCCATCCGGCCGCCGCCGTCCGCCACTGGTGCGTGTACCCGGTCCAGCCGGCAGCCTTCGAAGTCAGCGCCTCCCAAACCGCGATCGGAACCGCAGCCGGGTCACCGTAGGTCCCGAGACGCACCATCTTGCCCGCGACAATGTCCGCCACAGTCTCGGGCGTTGCCGCTGGATAAATCCCGCGCTGGTATGACCGGAACACAACCGCCGGACCGTGAACCAACGTCACGTAACAGGAACGGCCATTGCCAGCCCCATCCCCGCGATGCACACAGTCGCCGCAGATCGATTTATCCGCACCGGTCCGCACCGCCTCAACTGGATGCATATCCGGCCGGATGATGTACGTCTGGACCATGTGGCCAGTTTTCGTGTTGCGGCTCCGGGCAATGCCCGTGACCACTGCAATGATGCGGCCGCCGTCAATCGCGGACGGACCGTCATAGATAACGTATCCTGATATTGCGCGCCCGCTCATGCCAAAGCCTCCCTCATCTTAAGAACCCGCGCCCGCGCCACTTCCAGCGCCTCGCCCAACAGTTCATTCGCCACTTCGATCAGATAGGCGTTTGCCCGGTCGCGCTTGCGGAACACGGGGTAATTGCACTCAACGCCCCAGAGCGATGCGGCGTGACTGTCCAGCACAACGCCGTCGCGCGATACGCTCAGCACAATCCCGCACCAGAACCATTCATCGTTCAGCCACGCATCCATGATAGCCCGCGCCCGCGCCATATGCCGTGCCAGCGTCGCCGGCGACTTCGGGCCGATATAGCCCGCGTCCTTCGGATCGAGTGACGGCCAAAAGCCGTCCATCTCCGTATCAGGCGCGCCCTTGTCATAGTCCCAGACCACAGTTGCGGTGACGGTGAACCCGTCCACTTCGCATGTGATGGAATCGCCCTCGCAAACGTATGTGTCGAACCCGTTACCAGTGAACATATCACGCTCCCTAACCTCTACGGTTTACGTCGAACCGTCACGCAACAATACATACAGCAGCCGATTACGCAACATAAAATCAGCACCACATCCGGACCAAATTACAACCGAAATGGACCTTTCGTCCGATAGGCCCGGAACGGACGTAACTAAATGGTTCAAAGCCGGGTCGCGTCGGCTAAGTGTCTGATTTCGCTCTGTAAAATATAACGGTTTAATTTATACGGCATGAAACAGCCTAAGCCCCTGAAAACATTTAGGAAACAGGCATTTTGAAACAGTGAAACGGCGATGAAACGGGAGGCTGTTTCACTCTAAGCCATTGATTATACAGGCGGATTCGGCCCAAAATCGAAAATGAAACGATTTTCGCAGGGGTATAACCCTATAGGGGTACACACACACCCCCTGTATTAGAAAACCAATACACCATGTCCTCATGGGGTTATATATATCTAAATCTCGTTTCATTTATAATAATATAAGGAAAAGGCGTTATTTTTCAGGGGCTTGGAGTGAAACACTCTCTGTTTCAAAACGCAAAAACCCGTTTCAAAACGCCTTTTTTCACTGTGATATCAGCGGGTTAGGGTGTTTCATGCCTGATATATTCAGCATTAGGCCAGGGCGATAAATCACGCAAGGGACAGGCTCCGGCGGGGTGCGGGGGACAGGCTCCGGCGGGCTAGTGGCGGGCGATTTTAAGGCCCGCTGAGCGCGTCCGGGCAATGGGGGTGTGCAGGGTGCCAGACAGGCGCGGGCGGCGCTGGGCGGCCGCTGTGGCGGCTGGGCGCCGGGCAAAGAAAAGCCCGCCGGGTTAGGGCGGGCTAGGTGGGGGTGGGGCTGTGGATCAGTCGAAAGAGACAGTCGCCAGCCATGCGCCGGGCTTGCCGATATAGGCTGTGCCGGCGTTGCTATACTGGCAGACATAAACGCGACGCCACCGCCCTTCCCATCGCACCATATGGCGCGACGGGATGCGGTTTCCGTAGCCGCTGGCAGTATAGGACAGGCCCGCGACATGCCACGGCATTGGGGATTCCTTGCGTTCGACGGCGACGGTCTGGCGCGGCTCTGTGCCTGCGCCGAAGTGAAGATAGGCTTTCATGGGTGTAGTTCCTTTCAAGGATGGGGGTGCGGATTAGCGCGCCAGCATGGCCTTAAGCTCCGCCTTAATCTCGCGCGCCTTGTCCCCGCGCCATGATGTGGCGTTCGATAGGAAATACCGCACAACGCTGTCGGCCGAGTCGTAGTAATAGCGATCGGAGATGCTATCCAGCGACCGCATAGCGTCCAGATAGGGGACAGCGGCATAGTTGGGCTTGAGCCAATCGCGCTGGATATCGCGGGCGATGACGTGAAGCGGGCGGGCGGTGGTGGTGGTGGTGGTCATGTCTGTTGCTCCCATTTTAATGTGATGGATGTGACGCGCCACATCGTGATGTGATGTGATGTGACGCGCCACGGGGTTAAGCGGTCAAGCGGTCTAGGAATGCCGCCGCTGTTTTAAGGCTGCGGAACCGGCGGGGCGAGTAATCCTCGCCAGTGTCGCGGTTTATCACGCGAAAGCTGCGCTTATCGCATGGCAGCCATATGGTCAGGCCCGTTGCGGCATGCTGCCAGTAGCGCGGACGTATCAGGGTGATGGTGGCGGTGTTCATGCTCGTTCCCTCCGGTGTGATTAAGCGGTCAAGCCGCAGGCGGCCATAAAGCGGACCCGGTCAAAGCGGGGGTTATCCTGCCGCAGCGTGTCAGCGAGGCGCGATGCGGCGTGGCGGGCGCCTAGGTGCTCCCCGGCCAAGAGAGCGCGGGTACGATCGCAAACGGCCATAGGACCGGACTCGCGCTCGATATCAGCTAGCAGGCCGCGGATTGCGTCAGCGATCATCACATAGTCTTTGCGTGTCATGGGTGGTCCTCTCAGATAGCGGCCAGAACGGCCAGAACGATAACGAGCGCGGCAGCCGCCAGCGCGGAGTGAAGGCGGGACTCTATCACCGGAGAATATCCGCACACTCCAGCAGGCGCACCAGTTCCCGCGCCCACTGTTCGGCTTCCCTCTGTTTCCCGCATTGCTTGTAGGCAATGGCCTTCGCCATGGCGCGGCTGACTTCGGTTCGATCGATCATGTTCATTCCCTCCGGGGATGTGGTTAGATGGTTGTCTTGACGCGATAGGCGGCTTTCACCAGCGGCTCGCAGTTTTCATTGTCGCTGTAATCGCTGAACAGTTCAGACCCGTCTGGATTGTTCCCATAGATAAGGTAGAACGAGCCACCGCTCTTGCCGCTGATGGGAAGGTGGATTGTGATAACGTCCTCCCCGGTGGTGCAGAGAGCGTCAAAGATTTCGCGCTCCTTGCTTGAGCGGGTAACGGTGGTTTCGTATCCATCATTGACGCTAACTGTCCAACCGTCGGCCAATGCAGCGCGAACCAGTTTACGGGCTGCGCGGGCTTCGCCGGGGGTGGCATACTTGCTAAGGCTGTTCATTCGTCTGTTTCCTTTCCACTAGACGGGCATAACGCCCAGCGCCCTCAATACAGCAACCAACAATAGCGTCAACCGTAAACGTCAACATGCAGCGCCAGAAGCGGATGCAGTTACAGCCAGATGCGGATGTGGCGCAGCCCTGTTCCCGGCCGGCGGCCGGGCCGGCGGCTCCCTCCACCCCCCACCCACCCACTTTGCCCGGCGATCGGCGGGTTTTATCCTAAATATACCCACTCTCACCCACATTTCCCTCCAAATCCGTTCCGGCCATATCCAGACCCCCCACCCCCTGAAACAGCCCCCTTTGTTTTTAACTGTGGTTCCATATATAATATTTTATTGCACCGAATGGGGTGGTGACGTGCGAGGTTACAGTGTGAGATTATTTTATTGCGCTGAACGGTTTGGATGATTATGTTTGCTGGCATGGGTGAGTTAGACACGGTATCGGCTGAAGATCGGGACGCGATTTTCGCTCGCGTGTATGTTGAGCAGCGTTCGTTGAAGAAGGCGAATGCGGCTGAGATTGCGTGTGTCCGGGCTGGGATCACGAGTCCTGAGTTGAACATGTCGATTGTCGCATCGCGGCAGTTGGCTCGGGCTGAGGTTCAGCGTTTGATCATGGCGGCTGAGGCTGAGGGTGTTCAGGCTGAGCGCCGGGAGTACACGCGGGATTTGTTTTTGGATGAGTTGCAGGCTGTGGTTCAGGCGGCGATGGACAAGGGCGCGTTTCCGAGTGCGATCAGTGCGGTGAAGGCGCAGGCGCAGTTGCTGGGGATGTTGGATCAGACGGTTAATGTGAACCACAATGTGAGCGCGAAGGATTTAAGTTTGAGTGAGTTGCGTGCGCTGGTAGCGCGTGAGGTGGTTAATTCGCCGGTGATTATTGACGCTGAGGTTGTGAGGGGGATTGGTTGCGACGGTGACGAGTGAGGCACCGCGGATCGCGAAATGGTTTTGCTGTGGGCCGGAGGTTGTGGCTGGGTGCTTACCGTCGTATAAGGCTGGAGCGCCGACAGAGGAGCGCCCGCCGGGGAGATCAGGCCCCGGCGAGCAGCGCACATAGGAAGGGTGATTCCGATGACGCTTAGTGAGCGTGATATACCGACAGCCGATTTACGACAATGGCTGCGTTACGACGCGGATACGGGTTATCTGTGGTGGATTAAACCGCCGGGAGGCAGGGGCCGAATGAATGTTCCGGCTGGTTGCACGCGCCCGGATGGTCGGATTCAGGTTAAGGTTTTGAAGCGGGTGTTTAAGGCGCACCGGATCTGCTGGGTGCTTCATCATGGGGAGTGGCCGACGGCGGACATTGATCACGCGAACGGGGATCCGGCGGACAATCGGATTTGTAATTTGCGGTTGGCGAGCAAGATGGAGAATAACCGCAATCAGAAAAAGCGAGAGGGTTGCACGTCTGGGTACAAGGGGGTGACGTGGGACCGGAACTGGCGGAAGTGGAGGGCTGCCATTCGGGTTGAAGGCCAGCTGATTCGGCTTGGGAGCTTTGACGACGAGTATCAGGCGCATCTGGCGTATTGCCGCGCCGCTGATGAGTATTTCGGAGAGTTCCGTCGTTATGGATAAGCAGGCTCTGCTGGAGGAACTGTTGCGCCGTGAGGAGGCGATGGTCTCCTTAGAGAAGTACATTGAGTATTGTTCGGGTATGAAGGTTCCGAAGCACATGAAATACGTGTGCGACAAGCTGGACGCCGTGGCGCGCGGGGAAATTAAAAGGTTAATGATTTCAATGCCTCCCGGTCACGGGAAAAGTTATTGCGCATCGCACTATTTCCCAGCCTATTATCTGGCGAAATACCCTGAGAAGCAGATCATCGCGGCCACCCACAAGCAGGAGTTGTCGGACAGCTTTGGTCGTAAGGTTCGCAATACAATCATGTCGGATGAGCACGCGAGGATCTTCCCGGATTCGCGGGTTTCGGGGGACAAGACGGCGGCGGGGGAGTGGCAGACGACGGCAGGCGGCGGCTATCATGCAACAGCGACTGGCGCCAACGTGACGGGCCGGCGCGGCGATATTCTGATCGGTGATGACTTGCTTTCCGGGATTGAGGCTGCTGAGAGCGACCGGGAGCGTGACAAGCTGTGGGCGTGGTGGGCGGCAGACATGTTCACTCGGCGGAAGAACTTAAACACGCCTATTATCCTGATAGCCACACGTTGGCATCTCGGCGACCTTATGGGGCGGCTGGATCAAGCAGAGCGCGATGGCAATGGCGAAAAGTGGGAGCGCGTAATTCTGCCGGCAATTGCTGGGGAAGATGATGCGATTGGGCGAAAGCCGGGCGAGGCGTTGTGGCCTGAGCCGTTTCCAATTGATGAGCTTGAGCGGGTCCGTAAGAACCCGGCGACCACGAGTCGCGTCTGGGCATCGCTATGGCAGCAAAACCCAGTCGTCGACAGCGGTGGAATCATCGATCAGACGTGGTTTAAGTGGTGGCGATCGCCGGAGCCGCCGAATGTGAAGTATGTGCTGCAGGCGTGGGACACGGCGCTGACGGCGAATAAAACGTCGGCGTACAGTGCGTCGACGACGTGGGGTGTGTTCGACGATGAGAACGGGATTCCGAATCTGATTTTGCTGAGCGCGTGGCGGGAGCGGGCGGAGTGGCCGGTGTTGCGGCGGATGGTTCAGCGGATGGCGACGGATTACCGGGACGACAATTACAAGCTGCCGATCAAGCCATCGCGGGAGCGGGCGCCGGACACGGTGCTGGTGGAGGCGAAGGCGAACGGGCAGATGCTGATACAGGATCTGGGTCGTGCGGGGATCGTGGCGACGCCGTTTAACCCGGATAAGTTTGGGGATAAGGTTGCGCGTGTGCGGCTGGTGACGGATCTGATTGAGAACGGCCGGATATGGCTGCCGGCGATGAAGCCGAGCTATGATCAGTTGCGGCCGTGGGCCCGGGATTTCATGGAGCAGTGCGTGCAGTTTCCTGCGGCGGATTCGCGGGACTGGGTCGACACGATGACGATGGCGTTTTTGCGGATCAAGCAGTCGGGCTGGGTGCAGAATACGGAAGATCCGTATGAAGCGAAGTACGACACGCCGCTTGAGCGTGTTGAGTTTTATTGGTAAGGATAGACATGGCACGCAGACCGACCACGCTGGAAGATACGCTCCGCCCTGCGTTCGAGGGGATCGGCGGCGTGGATGTGGATTTGCCGTTGGACGCGGCCGATATTGAGATCGACGATGCGGGCCCGGCGATGCTGGACGGCGCCGAGTTCACGGAGTTGGACGACGGCGGGGTCGAGATTGATTTCGAGCCTGAGAGCGATCTGCCGGAAATTGCGCCGTTCGACGCGAATCTGGCGCTGTACATGAAAGACATGGACCTGAACACGCTCGGCGAGACGCTGCTGAGTGGTGTTGAGGAGGACAAGCAGTCGCGCGGGGACTGGGAAGCGACGATGTCTGAGGGCATCAAGCTGATGGGCCTGAAGATTGAAGAGCGCACGATGCCGTTCAAGGGTGCGTGCGGCGTCTATGACCCGCTGATGGCGGAAGCGGTGGTGCGCTGGCAGGCTGTGGCCGCGGGTGAACTGCTGCCGGCGTCGGGGCCAGTGAAAACGCAGGTGATTGGGGTCGCGAACGAGCAGTTGGATGCACAGGCGTCGCGCGTTCAGCAGTTCATGAACCTGTACCTGACGGAACTGGCGCCGGAATTCTACGAAGAATTCGACCAGATGCTGTTCTGGCTGCCGCTGGTGGGCTCGACGTTTAAGAAGACGTATCAGGATCGGCTGTTGGGGCGTCCGGTGAGCCGTTTCGTGCTGCCGGATAACTTCGTGGTGTCGTATGGCACGTCGGATTTGGCGACATCGCCGCGGTTCTGCCACATAACGCCGATGACGCGCCGGAATTTCCGGTTGGCGCAGTTGGCGGGCGTGTATCGGGACATCGATCTGGGCGATCCGCAGGCGGATGATAGCTCGCAGACGCCGATTCAGGCGGAAGTGGACGGCGTTCAGGGTGTGGAACCGGGTGCTGAGGGCACGGAAGAGTACCGGATCTACGAGGTGTACGCGGATTTGAACCTCGTGGGGTATGAGAACGACGACGGCATCCCGCTGCCGTATGTTGTGACGATCGAAGAGGGGACCCGGAAGGTCCTGTCGGTTTATCGGAACTACGACGAGACGGATCCGACGTATCAGCGTAAAGATATGTTTACGCACTATAAATTTATGCCGGGGGTGGGGTTCTACGGTCTGGGTTACGCGCACTTGCTGGGGAATTCGGCGAAGACGGCCACGTCGATCCGCCGCCAGTTGATCGATGCGGGGACGCTGAATAACTTCCCGGGCGGCCTGCGCGTGAAGGGCATGCGGCTGGAGGATAACAACATCGGGATCGGCCCGACGGAGTTTCGCGAGATCGATACGGGCGGCTTACCGATCCAGAACGCGATCATGACGATGCCGTACAAGGAGCCGTCGCAGGTCTCGCTGGCGCTGCTGAAGGAAACCTACGAAGGCGCGCGGAATCTGGCAAACACGGCTGAGATCGCTGTCGGCGAGGGCCGTCAGGACGCGCCTGTGGGCACGACGGTGGCGTTGATGGAGGCGGCGACCCGGCTGCAGTCGGCGACGTTGAAGCGTTGCCACCGGGCGTTCAGCCGCGAACTGAAGCTGATCGCGAATCTGTTTGGGAAGTACCTGCCGGACGAGCCGTATCCGTTCCCGGTCCGCGGCGGCATGGCGGCGATCATGCGCGAGGACTTCGCGAACAACATCGACGTGATCCCGGTTTCGGATCCGAACATTTCATCGTCGGCCCAGCGGATGATGCGGGCCGAGGCATTACTGCGGTTCGCGACGCAGCAGCCGGACCAGCACAATCTGCGGGAAGCGTATCGGCAGATGTATGTCGAGATGGGTGTCCCGGACGAGAAGATTGAATTGCTGCTGGCGCCGGAGAAGGAGAAGCCGCGTCCGCTGGATCCGCTGACGGAGAACCAGAACGCGATTGTGGGCGTGCCGGTGATAGCGGGCGCGTATCAGGATCACGACGCGCACATCGCGGCGCATGCGCCGATTGCACAGGACAACCCGATCTTGCAGGCGCACATCAACGAACACTTGGCGCTGAAGATGCGTCAGCAGGTCGAGCAGATCGTGGGTCAGCCGCTGCCGCCTCCGGGCCAGCCGCTGCCTCCGGAGATTGAGAACCAGTTGGCCGTCATGGTGGCTCAGGCCATGCAGCAGTTGGCGCCGATGTATAAGCCGCAGCCTGAGGTCGACCAGATGGCTCAGGTCGAGATGCAGAAGCTGCAGATCAAACAGGCCGATAACGAGCGCGATGCTCAGGTGGAGCTTGCGAAGGCCCAGATGGAAGCTCAGACTGACGCGGCGAACCGCGCATCGAGAGAGAAGATTGCGGCAATGAAGCTGCAGTCAGAGGCTGTGCGGAACCTTGGAGGTTTTCAATGAAGAACACTGACCTGCGGGCCAAGGCTCGCGCGATTTTCGGCCCGGCGTTTGCTGAGCCCATGCCGAATCAGCCGAACGGCGCGAAGGCGCTGCAGCAGCGCGCGAACGCTCGCCCGATCCCGACCTATAAGGTCGGCGGCCCGGTGAAGAAGCCCACGCCGGCCGCCAGTGCTGCTTCTGGGAATCGCATGTCGAAGCAGGAAGGCGACGAGATGCGGTTCATGGACATGATGGAAAAGAAGAAGAAAAGCGCGATGCCGTCGCCGGCTGCCAGCGCTGCTTCTGGGAACCGCATGTCTCGCCAAGAGGCTGAAGAGATGCGCCGCATGCCGATGAAGAAGGGCGGCAAGGCGGGCAAGTACGCCGATGGCGGCATGGCTGAAGAAATCACCGTCGAGGGCCGTCGCCCGCAGAACATCGACGTTGATCTGAACCGCATGCAGGGCACGACCGGTGGCCGCATGGGCCCGCCGGCCCCGTCGTCCGGTGGCGGTGGCCGCGGCGCGGCGCCGATGATGGAAGAGCCGGCTCCGGCCCCGCGCGGTCGCATGCCGATTGCTCGCACGGCTGGCTACACTGGCCCGACAGTTGACGTTGGCGATGGCCGCATGACCGCCGGCATTGGTCGCCGCGGCGCGGTTGGCGTGGGTTACTCGCGACAGTTCAAAAACGGCGGCAAGGTCCAGACGTCATCGGACACCGCGCGCAAGCTGGCCACCGAGATGGGCGGCTACAAGAAGGGTGGCAAGGTCAAGCAGGTCGACATCGACATGAAGGGTCTGGAGGAAATGTCCCGGCCTAAAATGTCGCTGCCGAAGGCTGATCTGGAAACGAAAGTGATGGAGGCCCGCAATCTCGCGGCCACGCGCCGTCGTGAATCCGAGGAAACCGCTCCGAAGAAGCAGTCGTTCGGCGAGGCATTTGCTGCAGCGCGGAAGCGTGGTGACAAGACGTTTTCGTGGAATGGTGGCAGCTACGGCACCCAGTTGAAGGGCGAAACGCCAAAGGCTAAACCGGCTCGCGCCGCTGCCCCGGCTGCCACGCCTAACCAAGGCATGTCGGACTCTGAGATCCGCAATTTCATGAGTGAGAACGACAAGGGCGCTGATGCGTCAAGGCCCGCTCGGTCTAACCCGCCTCCTAATCCGCCGCGTGTTGGCTTGCGAAACACTGAGATTGGCAGCGAGTACGCTAACGTCCTCGACAGGGAACGCGCCGCCAACAAAAAATCCAATCAGGAACTGGTTGATAGGTACAAGAAAGAGGGCCGCCCTCGCTTGGCCAAGATCGCCTCCTTCTTGTCCGGGGCTGAGTACGCCAAGGGCGGCAAGGTCAAGGATGCCAAGCCAAAAGACGGTCTGGCTGTCATGATCGCTATCGGCAAGGCGAAGCCCACCAAGAAGATGAACGGTGGCCCGATGGCTGCGCGCTCAGCGGACATGGAGGCGTCGAAGGTGACGCGCGATATGGCTATGGGTGGCGAGCCGATGGGCTACGCGGCTGGCGGCGCTGGCAAGACGCGCAAGGGTCAGGCGCCGATCAAGAAGGCTCAGGGCGGCGCTGCGAAGGTGCGCAAGGGCATGATGACGCCGGAAGGCAACATCACCCACGCCATGAATAAAATGCGCTGCAAGTAAGAGGGGGCGCGGCTGTGCCAGCAAGATCAAAGCGTCAGTATCGCTTGATGAGTGCAGCCGCGCACAACCCTGCCTTTGCGAAGGCCGTGAGAATTCCGCAGAAGATTGGCAAAGACTATATCGCTGCGACCAAGAATTACAAAAAGCTACCGGAGAGAGTGAATGTCAGCCGAGGAACTCGGTCGCCGCGTGGTTGAACGCATAGGCGAACTGCGCGATCGCGCGACCGAATACAGTCTTAATGTCCGTTTTAGGCCGTCAACCTTCGGGGAGAAGCACATCCCTGCGCTGACGGCAGAAGAGATTGCCCTTCAGGTTCTGGAGGGTAATGCGTTGGTGCGCGCTTATACGGCTGCGATTAGCGTCATCAACGACGAGTACAAGCGCATGCTGCAGCCAGACGACGATAAAAAACCGGAGACCAGAAAAGGGAGTATGTACTGATGAGTATGAGTAAGATCGAGCCACATGAAGAGGCTCTGGCCAAGAAGCTGATCGACGACGAGTTCACGTTCATCACGGGGCGGCCGTTCGACATGCAGCCGGCGGGCTATCTCGTGGCCGTGAAAATTTACGTTCGCCCGGAAGAGCTTAAGACGATTAAGCAGGACGACGGGACGGAAGTCACGCTGTACCTGCCGGACACCGTTCGCGCCGAGGACAAGTACAGTTCGGTGTCGGCGCTGGTGTGTGCCGTCGGGCCCGAAGCCTATCAGGGCGAAAAGTTCGATCGTTCCGGTCCTTGGTGCAAGGTCGGCGATTGGATCCTGATCCCGCGCTATGAATCCACGATGGTGTCGTATCGAGGCGTTGCGATGGCGCTGCTGCCCGACGACCGCGTGATGGCCGTGATCAGCGGTCCGGAAGACGTGATGTCAGGCAAGTTTGCTGGAAACTTCTGAGGAGCTAAGCATGTCTATTGATCCAGAATCGCAGGAACTTCCGTATACCGACGACGGCCCCACTGAGGACGTCGAGATCGAGATCACGGAAGACGATCTTGGCGAGAGCCTTGAAGACTACGAGCAGCAGGAAGGCGAGCTTGAGGAAGGTCAGCCTGAGGAGCCTGAGGCGTCTTCCGAACAGGAAGAAGAGCCTGAGGAAGAGGAGGCGCCCAAGCGTCGCCGCTCGCCTGAAAAGCGCATTTCCGAGCTTGCCCGCAAGGCGGCCGATGCGGAGCGGCGCGCTCAGGAAGCGGAGTCTCGCCTGCAGAAGGAGGCTCAGCTTCGCGAGCAGTCCGAGCAGGCGATGATGACGCACTACAGGAACAACCTGAGCGTCACCGCGATGGACCTGAAGCAGAAGCTCGCCGAAGCTCGTTCCATGATGGACAACGAGAAGATTGACGATCTTCAGTACCAGTTCAACAAGACGATGAACGACCTTGAAGCGGTCACCAACTGGGAGCGTGAGCAGCAGAACAGGGCGGCTCGCCCTGCTCAGCCGGCGGCGCCAGCGGAATCGCAGCGCCAGCAGGTGACGTTGGAGCCTCGCACGGCAGGTTGGATCCAGAAGAACACATGGTTCCAGCCCAAATCTGAGGACTTCGATCCTGAGATGCACGAAGAGGCCACCCTCTACGCACGCCGCGTAGAGCGCCGCTTCCGCGCTGAGGGCCGTGATGAAGAGATTGGCAGCCTCGACTACTTCACGGAGATCGATCGCCATATGCGCCGGGAGTTTCCTGACGCGTTCGCGGCACAGTCAACTCCATCCAAGAAGGCACCTCCAATGAGCCGTGATTCAACTGCTGCGCCTGTTCAACGTACCGCTCCGGGGCAGCCGGTGAAGAAGTCGACCAGCATTCGCCTGAGTGCTGATCAGCGTCGCATGGCGCATCAGATGGGCCAGTCAGGCGCGTTCAAGAATCCGAACGGCACTCGCATGACCGACTTGGAAGCTGAAAAATACTACGCCATTCACATGATGAAAACAGGAAAGGGAGCGTAACAATGGCTCGTTCTTCTCGCATTAGCACTACGCGTGCTGCCGAAACTCGTGAAGCCGGGCAGCGCAAGCGCCCCGAAACGCACTTCCAATCCAAGCTCTATGTGCCGAAGGATAAAATTCCGTCGGGCATGACCTACGCTTGGGTTCGCGAGTCGACTCTGAACGAGCCGGATCCCGACAACATGACCGATCGCATGATCCGCGGCTGGCAGCCTGTCCCGGCTGGCCGACACCCGGAGATGGTTCCGCCTCCGCTTCCGGGCTATGAGGGCACCGAAGTGATGGTCATCCGCCGCGGCGGCCTGATGCTTTGCGAATGCCCGACTCGCGAAGTCGAGGAGCGCAATCGCGAGCGCGATCTGGAAAACATCGAAACCCTGCAGGACGTGGCATGGACCGGTCAGAACGACCCGAACCTGCCGCGCTTTGAGGACAAGAACAGCGGCGTGGCGTTCGAACGCGTCACCTCCTTCAAGGATTAACCTCCGGTCCACAGTGTGTTCTCTCAACGCTGTGGCAACTTACCCCCGCTCGGGAAACTGGGCGGGGGTCTTTTTATGTGCTGTTGACAGTTATCCGGTGTAGGCGTAATTTACGCTCATTCGACGCAGGTCACGTATCCTGCAACCCGATGGTGGTCACGTACCCACTGATAGAATGTCGATTGCCGTTACGTATCGGCAGAACCCAACCCTCAACTTCAGCATGGAGAAACCGTATGGCTTACGGCACCAATGCGCCTCAGGGGCTCGTCCCCGTCAAGAAGCTGGATGGCTCTGCTTGGACTGGCGCTACCAACCCGTATCAAATCGCTAACGCTTATGCGACTGCGATCTTCCGTGGCGACCCCGTCACCACTCTCTCCGATGGCACGCTTGGCGTGGGCGTCGCGGGTGCAACCACCATCGGCGTCTTCTGGGGCGTCAAGTTCACTGACAGCACCGGCCGCGTCCGTTTCGAGAACTACTGGCCGGGTAACCCCGGTGTTCTCACCGGCTCGGTTGTTGAAGCTCTCGTGATCGACGATCCGAACACCGTGTTCACCATTCAGGAAACGAGCGGCACTGGCACTGCGGGCACTCCGCTGGCCCTGTCCGACCGCGGCCTGAATGCGAACTTCCTGTACACCGCCGGTTCAACGGCGACGGGTACGTCGGCTGTGTCGCTGAACAACGCGACCGAAGCTGACACCTCGACGCTCAACCTGAAGATCCTGCAGCTTGACCCGACCCCGGGTAACGCTGTTGGCGCTTATGCGAACTGGCTCGTTGTCATCAACAACCACCTGTACAAGGGTGGGGTGACTGGCCTTTAATCGGTCCAGCAGGGAGATTTGAAAAATGGCTATTAATACCACCGCAATCCGCGACCTGCTCCGGCCCGGTTTGGCCGCCGTTTTCGGCGACTATCCGATGTATCCGGGCCAGTGGTCGGAGATCTTCGAGAAGCACACGTCCGACAAGGCCGTTGAAATCGAAGTCGAAGTCAAGCTGCTGGGTCTGGCCCAGATCAAGGCTGAGGGCGCCTCAACCGCCTATGGTGAAATGGGTCAGCGGTTCGTCACGAACTACGTGAACCGCTACACCAGCATCGGCTTCATCATCACCCGTCAGGCGATCAAGGACAACCTGTACCAGTCGTCGTTCCCGCTGCAGGCGAAGGCTCTTC